ATGAAAGTTAAGCTAACGAAGAAGTTTATTGATGATCTACCACTTACTGAAAGTGGTTATAAGATATATCCTGATGAAGTTTTGACGGGTTTTGCATTATACGTTGGCACTAAGAGCAAACGTTATATTTTAAACAGACGTATTAACAAAAAAATGTACCGCACGCTAGTTGATGAAGTTCACATGACTACTCTAACAGCCGCACGTGAAAAAGCAACTGCAATGATGGTAAATATCAGACAAGGATTACACCCTTACGAGGGACTGCATGAGCTACCAGAGATTGAAGATGAAGAGAGCAAGGCACCACAAGTACCTACTTTGCTAGAGGCTTATAATTATTTTAAAGAAATGAAATCAGAGCTTTCAGATGGAACTATAACAACCTATGACCGACAGATATTAGGTAAGCTTAGTGACTGGCTTGATAAGCCGCTTAACGATATAACCAAGGCCATGATCAGCAAGAAACATAAAGAAATAAGCGCCAATAGTAAGGCTCAAGCTAATGCGACTATGAGGGCATTAAGATCAGTTTGGAATTATTGTAGAGATAGTTTTTTAGACGAGAATGAAGACTTCATAATCAAAGAACAGCCTATCAAGATACTTAATGCCAAAAAGGACTGGAATAATATAAAACCACGTACCAGGCACGTAGCAGAAGAAAATCTAGGCCAGTTCTTTAAGACATTACTAAAATACACCGATCGCAGCTCGCACATGCAAGCACCACATAGTAATAATGCTCGCGATCTTATGCTAATGTTTATGCTAACTGGCGTGAGACTTAATGAAGGTCAAAATCTTGAGTGGTCCGACGTTGATCTTGATAACGGTTATATCGTATTTAGAGATACAAAAAACGGATCAGATTATGACATGCCACTGGGCAAAATACTTGCAGCATTACTCAAAGAACGCAAGAGGTTAAGTGATGGTAGTCGTTGGGTTTTTCCAAGTAGTCAACGCAATACTGACGGACCTATAACTGACTTAACCCGTAGCTACAAACGCATTGGTGAATTAAATGGCATGTATATCACACCCCACGATTTAAGGCGCACGTTTGGCACCGTGGCCAACAGCTTGAACATCAACTACCCAGTCCTTAAAAGGCTGTTAAATCATCGTGAGACCAAGGCAACCGATGATGTGACATTGCAGTACGTGCAGGTGTCACAGAAGCAGCTTAGAACGGCTTTAAATCAGATTGAGAAACTGTATTGCAAGCAAGCTGAAATGACTCAAGATGAAGTTATAGCAAAACTCATATAAGCTACAATTGTTCATGCACTACCCACCCTCTCTATAGGTGGTGGGTAATTCATAGACGGCTCGTTGGAGATAACGCAAATAGGATGATTTCCTGGATTTTTGCCTCCACCCATATCCAAACAAATATCATCGTAATAGATTTCATGCGTCTTAAAACCCAAATATCCACCTATCACAAACATAAATAGTAGAGCCAGAAAAAATTTAATATTCACGTAAAATAACCCTCATATTTATTAACCAATTTTTCTAAAAAAAATTAGTGGCTTTAAGTATATTTATGTATATTTTGTGTTTATTATTAATGTGATATTATATGACTACTTCCTCTCGTAGCTAAATCGAGAGGGCTATACCCGCGAGATTGTCAAACGTGACCAAAGGTCTTAGAGAATGGGTACTGCCTTTAAAGTCTGATCTTAACTCTAATATATAAGCAAAGGCTTGGCTAGCTCTTAGTGGATGTTTCATATTGTAAACAATAGAGGTGAGTATGAAAAACTTAATTCCTACCCTGTTAACTTCTGTAGCTTTATTAGCAAGCAGTTCGTATGCCATGGCATGTAATGAGACTAAGCCAATCGAAGTAAGATTCGCCAAGGGAACAACATCCTCTAGTTATACAGGCCAAATTATAGGCTACCAGTATTATTCATATCATTTTATAGCAAATAAAGGTCAAAAATTAAAAGTTAAAATAGATGGTGGAAATGTAGATGCTTATTTATTTCATGATAAGCTAAAAGACTCAGTGTATATGGGTCAATATTCTCCAGAATTAGACGCTCAAGGTAATTATACTCTTCCTTATTCAGGAGAATACGAGCTTCGGGTGCTTCAGCCTCGCTCTCAGGCTAGACTAGGCAAGACTCCAAAGTACAATCTTAAAATATCTATACAGTAATATTATAAAGGTAGAGAGGATGGCAAAATTATGAACCATAGAGTCAAAGAGCTCTTCATATCATCTCTTATAGGGATGGTGGCTTTATATCCAAGCCTATTAATCGTATCAATAGTCCTTGATCCTTACATGCAAGATTTCACCCTACCAACTGTAGTCTTAATTGAGTCGATTGTTATTGCTCCTATCTTACAAGTAATCGCATTACCTTTGGCTTATAATTTTATCAAACGAATCACCGGTCTTTAATATTTATGATCTAAATATCTTTCAATAAGTATAACTAAGCCCTTCTAGGTGGACCTAGAAGGGCTTTTTGTAAACGCAATAGGAGCGATGATGCCAAAAATCAGCGTAGCATTAGGTATGACCCTTTTAGTAGTGGGAAATATTTTTGCAGTATTTTCAGATGCACTAATAAAAGACTTGCCAGCTGAAACAGCGTTATATCAATTTATTCTTTTTCGGCAGTTGACCGCTGTTGCTATGCTTTTACCACTTTCTTTGATTAACAAAAAACAGAAGTTGTTTAATGAGATAAAATGGCATTTTGTTCGCAGTCATATTTGGTTAATTGGTGTGGTATTCATGGTAATATCCCTTCAATCCCTCCCCCTGGCAACTGCAAATGCTATTTTTTACGCAGCCCCGCTTCTTATGTTACCAATAGGCTTTTTGTTATATAAGGATAACTTAAGCCCTTCAACAATTATTGTATCTATCCTGGGTTTTATCGGCATTTTGATTATTGTTCAACCTAAGCAAATCAACATAGGCGCAATATTTGCGCTTTTAGTAGCGGCCACAATTGCTATAAATAATCTTTTAGTAAGAAAACTGCCTCAAAACCATACCGTTTATCAAACTTTATTATTGACTAATTTAGTGGGGACACCTACTGCCTTAGTATTAGCTTTATGGGAAAACAGCCCGTTTAGCTGGGAATCGCTTACTATAGCAGCTCTATCAAATGTTTTTATTTTAATTTATGCCGGAATATGTGTAGAAGTATACAAAAACATCGAAGCCCACAAAGTTTCTAGTGCTGAATACTCTGGATTACTAGTCGCAGTAATTGTAGGCATTATATGGTTTAATGAAGTACCAAATTTAAGCTTACTGGTTGGAGGAACTTTAATTGTTGCTCCTTTAATTTGGCTAGCAAACGCTGAAAGAGTAAAGTATAGAAATTTGAATTAGCACTTCCCTACTTAGTTTTTACAAAAGGAGGGAATTTCTTCACTAAAACTCACTCCCCGTAATATGAATATGCTGTTTCGTAGTTCAAGCTACCACCGAATCAAATGATCTAACGCTAAATTATTATTTGGCTGCCTGCCAAAAATAGAGTCCATCAAAGCTTCATCGGCTGATGCATTTTCGAATACCTTCTCATCTTTGATTACTTTGAATAGCTTATCAAATGCCGCATTAATACGGGCACGCTCGTCACCCTCAGGATAAGCCTTATGGGCGCTATCGTATAAATCATTGTTAGCACCATAACTCAAGTAGTCATTACGGCGTCCTTGCGCCTCTAAACCATCCTCAAGATACGCCTGAAATGCCCTTGCCGCCATTTCAACTGTTGTAGACCAATACGGCTTGGCGCGTGTTCCATCAAGAGATACCGAATTTGCTTTATATTTAGACGATATAGGACCGGTTTCAAGAACGACAGTTTCTCCTGCCTTATCTTGATTATAATATGCAGCCGCCACTTTTCGCCATACTGTATGCCGTTTGCTACGGCGGCTTCTATTTGTTCTGCCATACATATCGTCAATCGCTCTTACAGCGCCGCTGGCATTGCCTGCATCTAAGATTGCTTTTGTCGTCCTATTAAGCTTATCGGGATTAATATTTAATTTTGCCAGCTCAATATCTTTTTCTGTAAGCTTAAACACTTCAGGTGTATAGGTATCACCAATGAACATGGCATCTTGCAAATCTTTAAAGGCGTTTGAAATTTTAGGGTTACTAGCAAGGCTTGGATTTTCTGTTAAAAAATTATTGGCTCCAACAGCTTCTTCATTACCTAGTACTTCACCTAAAATGTTATCGATAGCATGAAACCATTCATGGCCAAGCGAGCCACCACCACGCATTTTGGTTAAGTTAATGACGCGCTGAACTGGCTCATAATGAGCAAGCGCTCCTCCTCTACCACGCGCACCAAAAGCCATTGCTAATCTACCGTTAAATCCAAGGGCTTTATGGTCAATACCGATAATATCTGACAAATCAAACATGGCTGCTGCCGTATTCTTCACATGAAATTCAGCACTAGATTTTTCTTTTAAAATCCAATCTCCTGATTGAATATCTCTGAAGCCAAATTCATCTTTAAGCTCTTTGGTAGAGTTGATGACAACTTCTTTCCCGCCCTTACGCTCAATTTGTTCAGCAACAATTAATTCAAAAGTTGTTTTTTTCTTACCTTTTTTGCCACCACTTCCAGTCTTGCTGCTATCTGTAATAGTCAGTCCCCAGTCATCATATTTACCATCTATGGCTAGGTTTAGGTGTTTAACAAAGGCTGATGAAGTACGCTCAATAATTGCCCAAAATCTCTCACCAAGAGCAACCCATTGCTGAATGTTCCTATTTGTAGTTAATGTCTCAAATGCCCCTATTGCATTGATAGCTTTTAAAGCAACAGTATACTCTTTCCACTTTTCAAACTTATTTGTGTCAACAATGCCTTTACCAATGTAACTACCACTAAACTGGCGTTCGGGGTATTTTTCTGTAGCCCAGCTCATTACCCACTTTTGTATATTATATTCAATTGGGTTTACACCCTCTTCCTTGGCCATTGCAGCAAGCCCAGCAATCGCTTCTTTGTATAACGCCTCACTCTCCTCTTCCATCTCAGTTCTTAATGCATCTTGCTCTGCGGACAACGTTTTATATTTATCTGCGACGTCCGAACTAAGCATTGAACCACCAAGTTCACCTGCGATAGCCACAAGTTCATTGTACAAATCACGAGGTGTGACACACTTACTAATGCGCGCTTTTAACGTATCAATACCTGCCACATAAGCTTTACGCATCATCTGCTTTTGCTGAGCTGCGCCAAACTCATCTGTTAATCTTGCAAATGCGAGTAATTGATCTTGATTGTAGCTTATGTTTCTACGACCAGCATAAGAGTTTTTAGCAAATTCAACTAAGTCCCAATGAGGCTCTGTTGCCACAGATGCCAATATTTTTTGAATTAAAAAAGCGGTACCAGGCTCAATACCATTATCTTTTAACTCATTGTAGTCAACCTGACCCATAATGTTTGATTTTTTAATTAGGGACTCAGCAAGCAGCGCATCAGTTTCAATTTCCGACCAATCTATGTCTTTAACTTTTACAGCAACCCCATCTTTGGCCAACTGTTTTATGCGGTTACTTGCCAGCTCTTTTTTAGAGCCGGCAATATAACCCGTATCAGCATACCGATAGTTATTATCGTTTGGGTTATCACTAAAGCCATCCTTAACGTTATTTTCAGGCTGATAATTCATCCCAAGCGCTTTTAGGCCGCTTATAACCGCTTTCCGCTGTGGCTCATCGCTAGGATCGTTAAAGTTTTCCAGCGACAATCTCAAGGTCTCAAGATTGCTGATAAGCTGTACTGTCTCATTCATTTATTAACCTCATTGTCGTTATACAGTGTTATACACATTATCGCAATGATTGTTCTACGCCCTGATTGCGTGTTCCTAGAGGCAAAAAAAAAGAGCCACGCTAACTGGTAACGCAGCCCTTACTCACAAAGATTATTTGATCAGCGTCAGGCAGTCTAAAAATTTGATTGCGTACCCTGCTATCAGTGTGTCTTTGTCAGTACCGTTAATGACTCGACGAGCGTTTTTAAACTGCTCAAACGAACCATATCTTATGTATCTTGATAGTGATTTGCCAGTGAAATGACCTTCCAGCATGCCAACGATCATAATATCTGCTGCATGTTTTGGGTCTAGTGCCAGCTCAGGCTTATTCACAAAATCTACACCTAGTAATTTACGCATCAAGACATAGTTTGTTAACCAGGTTAGCTGCACATAACCACGGCCATAGTAAATTGGAAGTAAATCAGAATACCTGCCGCCATGGATATCAATACGACTACCATAAGGCCTACCACGGCCTTTTCCGTATTCTTCGATGGGCCTCATGGTTCTTGCTGTTTCATGCCAGGTAGTAGCTAGCATATAAGCAAAATAAAGTGGATTAATAGCGTTGCCGCCGTATTGGTTGCAAGCATCTAAAATACTATCAAACCCATTAACCTGGGATTGTTTGAGTAGTCCAAAGTGTCTAGCAAGTTTGCCAGGCTCATAGCCAAGTCGCTTGCCAGAATCAGTCAAAGCTTTTTGCGAGTTCAGGCCCCATAACCCATCGGCTTTGGCACCAGCCTGCCCTTGCAATCTCTTGATGTTTTCTCTAATTTTTGCTGTCATTTTCTCTAAATTCTCTTATCTTACTTTTAAGCTCACTAACTCTTTTGGTGCTGCCCGCTATATCAAGCATGAGCACTGCCATTGATAGAATGAGCAACACTCTTGCTAGAATGGTATGCCTAGACGGTACAAATACATCACTACCAACATCGGCCCATAAAAGCCCCAGCCATATAAATGCATAAAGCACTATCAACGTCGAAGTTGATTTACGGTTGGTGCAATATCTGCCACTAAACATAACGACTGCACACATAAACAATCCAAGGTACGGTGTTATATTATTAATGACTTGCAAGTTGATGATGATTAGATGTTCCATTTTTACCTATCCCCATTTCCCTTAGTGAAGATGTTGGCCAGCCATGACACCCTGCTAATTAATAGCTTACGTACTGAGTCTTGGAGTTCTTTATCACGCTTTAAGTCACCTAGGTTGTTGATAAGTACCACACCTGAAAATGACATAACCAACGCTGTCATCAGCATAACTTCAATCGGTGGGCTTGCAGCATCGGTAAGCGCTGGCAATAAAACGAACGCTCCAATAATTCCACTAAAAAACCCACCAGCAAGATGAAACATTTGTTGCAGCACAGAAGGTCGCTGCTCCATATCACTTGTATAAATATCAGTAAGCAAAGAGGCCACTGAACCGACCATGCTCAATAGCAATACAGCAAAAAAGAATACCCAAATTGGGATGTTTAGATACAAGAAAGTACGGGTTTGATTGAGCTGATCCGTAAATGCCACTGCACTAGCAGACGCACTAAATATACTTGCTACCGAGCTAGCAATTAGCCCGATAGTAAGCTTTGCAGTATCAATATTATGTTGCACCCTTCACCCCTTTTCATACACCCGAGCACGTTTATTACCGACGTGCTGTTAAAATCTTGATGATAGCGTCTAGCCTTTTGTACAGTCCTAATTGGGCTGTTGTGTCTCTCTCCATTATCTTTGAGCGATAATCAAATGCTTGCGACCTATCATAAAGATCAACAAAATTTAGACTCATTTTAAGCGCTTCAAACATGCTCATTTGGCCATGTTCCATCAGCAAAACAATGTCACTCAACAATATATCGTGCAAGCTGTCTTGCATGCCCTCGTAACTCAAAAAGGGCTTGAAATCGTGCTGGCACGTATTCGCCAGCAACCTCCCCAATCACCGTAATACCCTTGTTATCAATACTGGTATCAACATAATGCGATAAATTAGATATGAGGCTATCAAACAATTCAGCCAGGTTGTTAAAGTCAAATTCACTAAGATCGCTGATAGTTTTGGCCCGCGCTAGGACCTGTTTGCTCAGCTCATTTTGGGTTAAGCTATCGTCTAGCTTGTCCCAAACCATATCACCACCCACAATGCTGCTGAGATTGCCGAAAAGCTGGCAAGCCATAAGGCCGCAAGTCCAATCAAACAAATTTTCACATATCGTTTCAAGTAAGCAGACATGAGCACCTCTAATATGTTGTACGCCTATTTGCGTCTCCTCGTCTAAATACTCTTTTGGTACCAGTGATTCGACTGTATCAATCAAATATTCGCTTAAATTACTCTCAGCGGCATATTTGTTTTGGGATAAAGCTTGTTGGTTTAATAAAAAATAATAACGTTCTTGTACTGTTAACTTATCAGCCAACTCCGGATAGCCTGTAACTAGCGTAATTAACGCGCTAATACGCTTTTCGTTAAAACGCTCTGGTATTTTGGCGACCTCCATGGCTTGACCAATAGTAAGATCTGGCATTGGTACTGTGTGCTCAAGCAACTGTAACTGCATTACTGCAACGTCTGTCATTTCTTGCCCCCGTTAGATGATGCTCTTAGGTTTGCTATGTCGTATTTATCCCATGCGGTTAGGGATAGTAATGTTATTTGTACTTTAATCGCGATTCTGTCGCCGTTCTTATTCATCGGCGCCGTAATAGGTGCTGATAAGCTCTCAATAAACATAGGCTTATATGTTTTCCCAGCGTATTGAAACTGCACAAGCGAGGGTATGGTCGATGGAAACATACCATCAGCACCCTCACTAAGCGTGCCCACTACTAAAGACGCATCTGATAACTTTCTAGGTGATGCATATTGCTGTAATACATTCAATGCGCGCTCAACTTCTGAGGCCGCATCAACCCACGCCTGAAAAACAAGCGTCCCACTAATGCGTACTGAGCTTGATGAGGTATAGACTTGACGGCTATTAATCTTAGTAAACGTAGACTTATCTTTTAACCCAAGTAGCTTGTCAGCAGCGTCGCCCGCAACACTCTTAACCGCGCTGTCATCCACTGTTTCTGAGTCCAAGTTAAAAATGCTATACATTGATGCGGGCAGTTCGCCCGATTGAATCATACCCATCATATTGGGCATCCGACCTTCAGGATTGGATGTTTCAAAGGGTGTTGAGTACTGAGACTCAACTGTAAACTCACCATCTTCAAATAGCGCAGCAATAATGGTATTACCTTCAATGGGGTTATAGGTCTGTTTGCCCTGGCCGCCTTCCAGGTTATCCTCTGATACCGGTCGTATCTTGGCGATCAGTCGCTGATTTAAACCTTTGTGCATCCAGGGCACGCCTGATCCTACTACTATGCTTTTCTTGGGCTTGTTTGCGTTATCCGCGGGCTTGTTTGTATTTTTTTTCATAGCTAAACGATCGCTTTGGTTTTCTGTAAGCTCTTGATAGCTAAAGACACAAGTAAGTCACGGTAATGTTCAAGTGTATCTTTGAAAATCTGTGCAAGATCAGGCCTATCTGCATCTTCAATCTTGCCAGCCAGCTCTTTTGCAAAGTCACTATCAAATCCCAGTGGGTCAAAGCTGCTTTCTGATACTTTGTCGCTAAGGCTTTTAACCTGTTCGCCAAGGTAATCAGTTTCGTTTTCTTTATTGCTTACTAGGCCTAAATCCTTACGCAACTGCATAATCTTTTTAAGCGCTTGTAGCTTTTGCAAATTGCCTAGTTCTTTGGCATCTGATACGGCTGATTTAAGCTCTTTAATCTTTTTAAGTTTTTCAAGCGGTGTTAGTGTCATTGAGTCGAACATATCTAACCCTTTGTCGTTACCGTAAATACTTTGAACCTTGTCAACTGCATAGTTAGCAGCGTCTTTGGTGCTAACAGGTGGCGAGCCAAATAGATCATCAGCGAGGCCGTGTTGAGACTCTTTTTCACAAAATTCAGCCATTGCTCTGAAAAATAACCCCATCTTCTTTGCACTACGGTTGTTTGTAGCAATAAACACGGCTATTTCGGCCACACCTTCTGCCATGTCGTTAAATAGCCCGAGCTGCTTAACGTATTCAGCAACGTCATGGTTATTTTCTTTAGCACTCATAACCACGTTAGCTGCGTCAATGATTGCGTTTGTAACCTCGTCATCAAGGCCTTTTTCGATGCTATCTACAATGCCACTAGATATATCTTGGACGTTGCCACGGCTTATGGCTTGTGCCTCAATAAATTTAGGTGCGGCCACGCTCAAGGCATTTAGTACGTTTTGTAGCTCTGGCTTTGCGTCATCGGCCATCATTTCCGTTAATCGCTCGTCATTGTAGGCCTTGCTAAAAATAGCGGCTTTCATGCGTGCCACCAGCGCTTGTGTTGGCTTACCGTCCTTTGTTGTGTATTGGGCCGCCTCCGTATCGCCTATTTGCTTTAAAAAGGCGACAACGAAGTTATGATTACTTGCTGCCGTTAAATCCCCGTTTTCACTTGGATTGAATAGCATGAGCATGTGGTCATCTAGCATTTTAGCGTCCGTCTTTGCTCGCTCTGTTGCACTGTATGACAGCTTGTCGTCCTGGTTGGCCTCAATAGCAAACTTAACTCGATCAACCTCGCTGGTTCTAATCCTAATCAGTATTGGCCGTTTAAATGCTTCTACGTCTTTGGGGCTGAATCCCAGGTAGTCGGCTTCATCAATGAGCCAATCCCTATAATTACCGGCTGTACCATTGTTATAAGCCATAGCTATTGCCATAGTTCGGCCGTTACCACTTTCCACGGCCATATCATCACCGACAATAGGCGCTCCACTATCAGCCCTGCCAGAACGCCCTAAGCTTTCAGGGTCAAGGTCACGTGATACTTTTTGCACCCATGCGACTGATGAATCACGGCCACGATCACGAGGCTGTAATTCTTGCGGATATATTGGGTTTTGGCTGCCGCTTGCCGTGTGACTAGCAATGACGTTATCAATTTCAGTTACGGCTAGGATCGTTGATACCCTGGTTCCTTTTGCTGTTTTAACATTATTGCTGCGGCCCTTGATAACCTTGCTTACCTGATTAGGCTGGCTAGTTGAATTATCTGATTTAACAGATAAGCCAAGATCAGCTCTAAGCTGCATAACTCTTTTTATTTCATCAAGGCGCTTTAACCCATCAAGGTTTTTAGCGTCTGATATAGCAGCCTTGAGCTGCTTCACCAGTTCTATCTTCTGTAAAGGTGTCATGCCCGCCCCTTATAAGTCTGATGATTCTTTATCAACTGCGCTTAATACAACATCTAGCGCTTGACCAAAAAGTGGGTTGTGTTCGTCTTTTTCGCCAATAACTGTCAGCTTATCAAGGTCAATATCCTCGGTACTTAAAGAGCCATCGATGATTGAATTTAGATAATTTATATCATCTTGGCTGTAGGCTGTTTCTGTTTGCTGCATCGCATGTCCTTGTTCAATATCACTGACTTCTTGTTCACCGCTTTCAATATCCTCAGGGGTGTTTAATGTGGCTACATTTTGTTCATTTAAGCTTCCGATATCTTGATTCAACCAGTTATTGGCCTTTTCAATATATTCAGGTAAGTCATTGGTATACTGATAATCTACAACTTCACCATCTTGTGACCACTCAATGGTGAAGTCATTAGGTGATTCCTTTGCGGACTCGCCATCATAGTTTTTGAATTTGCCTTCAATTTCAACTCTCCGGTTAGATACTTCTTTAACCGCTTGGAATACGCCTAATCCGGCATGTCTTGATTCGATAAAAGCTGTAAAACCAAAAGATTCAGCAAGTTCATTGAGCTTTTCTAAACCTTTTTCCGTCAATACTTCTCTCGCTTCCCAGCGCTCAGCATTCGCCATAGCGTCCTCGTCATTATCGGCATAACGTGCATAAGGGTTTTCAGGGGAGAAAGTTTCAACATCAGATTTCGGCGCTTCTTTTGGATCAAGCTGACTAGTGATAGATTGCTCTTTTGCACTCTTGTCCGTGGTATCTACAAAGTTGTCCTCGGCCTGCTTAGAACTATTACCTTGTTCTATTACTTCTAGTATTTCGATGTTTATCTCATAATCATCTTCAATAGAATCAAACATATTGACTTCATCTGCATAGTTTGATTTAATATTATCAGTGCCTGAAGCAACCCCTGAATCGTGATCAGGGATCGCTGTTTCAGGCATTTTTTTATTGTCATTTTCTTGTAGTGAATCAAAAGATTTGTTTTTGGGCACTAAAAGGTCATAATGCAGCAATCCATCTTTAACATCTTTCTCAACCACGACTCTTAGCTTAATTAGCTCTTCGCCAAGTTTGATGGTATTCTCAAGATGATAATATCCAGACACCATTGGTTTGTTAGAAACTTTGATATTTTCCTGCCAGGTTGCGTTTGTAGCTGTGGCTATAATATCTTCGATCTTTGCTACTAATTTAAGCTTTCTTGGGTCTGTGCTATGTGAGATAAACTTCTTGATACCTCGTTTGCGAATCTCGACTTTCGCATTTTCACCCTCATCATCTTCCAATGCAGGGCAATCAATCCAATTGCCGGCAATGCTGTTAAAAACATCTTTCGCTTTACTTCTTAAGTCTATTAAGCCCTTTTTTGTTTCATCGAAACTACCAAGCTCATTGCCGGATAATTCAACCTTGGCTTCATCTTCAGCTACATTTGAAGAAGTTGAGACCGTCATTTCATCTGGTTCTGGTATGTATGCTGGCTCGCCGTCCGCGTTTTCCGTAGTGTCAATATTGGCTTTTGATTTGTTTTGTTGCATAGCAGCATCAATCTGATCTTTTAAGCTGGCAATATCTTTATCTAGCTGCTCAATGGTTTGTTTTTTCTGCTCAATATTACTTTGAGCTTCATTGATATCAGCGTCACGCTTAGCTTTACGTTCTTGAGCACGTTTGAAGTTTTTACTGTTTTTGCTGGCAAGCAACATCATTTGACGTGCAAGAGTTGGAATCTTGACGTCCTGGCCGTTAATCGGTGACAAAATAGCGGTTACGTCGCGTTTGTTTAATAACCATTTCCAGCTAACCATCATATCGCCTGCCAGCAATTTGCTAGGTGTGCTGTCTGGGTTGTGGAACCAAATAGATAGTTTTTGGCCGTCCGATAAATCAAACACAAAAGCAACGTTTACCACGCCACCACGTTTAAATGGCTTGGTTTGAGTGACATTGGTTACAGATAGGGTTTCATTTGAGGCCTGGCTCATTGCTCTAAATAAGCGATCTTTAAGCATTGGCAAACGGTTAACTGTGTCCATGATTGAATCGAATTCAGCTTCTTCTGCCTCTGAGTCAATCAACGCTTGCTGCAAATCAAATTCTTGTGTCAGCTCTTTAAACGTGTCAGCTCGGATCATATCTGTGTATAGATTGGTTAAGCTGCCACCATGGCTTGATAGGGTTAAGTTATCCCACTGAACATCGTTAAAAGCGGCTCGTGTCGCCTCTTCGTATAGTTCTTTTGATGTGATAATAGGTAGGAAGTGTTTATCTTGTGATGGGTTATTTAGCAGCTTAGAAATAGCATCAATTGACCATGCCCCATCATCTGTCATGTGATCAAACTGCATGTTATCGGTATAACCAACAACAACACCATAATCAGCGCCTAAATGGTCGAACTGAGTAACCGCTAGTGTGCGTGCATGCTCGTCATCTAACGCGCCAGCAATAGCCACTGAGTCAACGTAATGGCCGCTATCTTCAAATAAGTTAACCACATGCCATTTATCATCGTTGCTGCCAGCTTTTGCATCAAAGCCTAATCCATCAAAGCCTGTTTCATCAGCAATCAATGCCGACATATCCCGGTACTCGCCTTCGATGAAACCGGTCTCATACTGGCTATAGCGTGTCTTTTCGTTACCGTATCGATCTTCTGTTAATTGGTTGGTGTGTGCTGCACCTGTTTTAATATAAGACATGATAAATAACCCTATTACAATAAAGATAATAGAGTTATTTTGGCATTGGAGATGCACTGTGGTTTTGGGGTGTTCCTAGTTTGAGATGACGGCTATATTTAGTGAATGTACTAGCCTCAACTAACTAATGTTGTTAAAGTATCAACTTTTTAATTGAAAATTTAATATTCATAGAGCTCTACATGTTTAACCTCTTATTCTCACTTTAATAAGAGAAACCATACCAACATAATAAATACAGTTTTTTTTCTATTTTTTTGAGCATCAGGACATAGTATGACCAGCCTACACACCGAAACACTGTTTGACGAAACCGAGACTGTGAATAGTAAATAAATAGCTGTTTTTAAAGAAGCGTTTCCCTCAGTGTTTTGATAAATATCAAAGATTAAAGTATGAAAAGTTATTTATTATCAATAATTTGACTCAAAAATATGGTTTTACGAATAGTAAATAAACATTAAATTTAAGGAAAAATAATGGAAACTAAATTACTTAGCGAATTAAACGATGTTCTAAAAGGCTTTCCTGAGTACTGGATTGATAAAAAATTAAATCGTTCTGCTGTTATACAAGATCTCAAGGAAAAGAAAACGGATCTATTAAAAGCTTTAATTAATAATGAAACAGTTAAATCTAATTATGCTACAGAACTTGATGACATGTTTCTTTTTGATTTTGAAAGACTAATTAAAATGCTTAGGTATAAAGGTTATTGGGATAACTCTTATACTAGATATCTAGCTAAAACAGGACTATCAGATAATGGTAAGTTCATAAGTGAAAGCACCGACCTAGTTTTAGATTTTCCTTTTAAAGACTGTATTCTAGAAGGAGGTCTAAAAAAGGAAGAACTGAGTAGTAAAGAAGTCTATTATAATGAAGTGATTGCACGGGATGAGAGAGATCGCCTCCTGTCCCCAAAAGCTTTAGTTAATACTAAAAGATATAGCAGAGGCACTTTTGAGGAGGGAGTTACAGAGATCTCTGATACTGATAACCTGATAATAAGGGGGAATAATCTTATTGCTTTACACTCTATAGAGAAGCGCTATGAAGGAAAGGTTAAATGTATTTTTATTGATCCTCCTTATTATTTCATTAAAGAAAAACCAGCTGATACATTCCAATATAACTCTAATTTTAAGCTATCCTCTTGGTTAGTATTTATGAAAAATAGGTTAGAGGTAGCAAAGCGTTTATTACATGAACAAGGTGTAATTTTTATTACAATTTCTGACGATGGGGCTCACTACTTAAAAGTACTTTGCGATAGTATTTTTAAGTCTGAAAATTTCATCGCAGATATTACTTGGCAGTCTAGAAAGTCTGTATCAAGTGATGGGTTAATATCTGTAGCGAGCACTCATATACTCACCTATGCTAATGACAAAAAGAAAATTGATAAAGCTTCGTTTAAATTAGCATTAGATATTGAGAAATTTAAATATGAGGATGAATTAGGTAAATATCGAGTTGCTCCATTTGACGCACCTAATAAACGTAAAAACTTAACCTATGAAATAGTTAACCCAAATAATGGAGAAGTATACTTACCACCTCCAGGAAGGTGTTGGAGTACAGGAGAAGTTGAGTTTAAAGAGCTACTTAAGAACAACCGTATTAAATTTGGAGTTAAAGGCACTTCAAGGCCTCAGCTAAAGGTTTATTTGCAAGATGCAGTTAAAAAGGGAGATGGGGTGACCTCTAAGACTATATGGGATGATGTTACTCCAGACACAATAATGTGGTTAGAAGCTGGAACAACTACAAGTGGAACAAAACATCAACAACAAATTTTTGGAGAGGTCGTTTTTGAAAACCCTAAACCTGAGAGCTTAGTTCAAAGAGCCATAGAATTATCTACAAAAGAAGGTGATATTGTATTAGATTTCTTTTTAGGAAGCGGAACTACAGCGGCCGCTGCACATAAAATGGGTCGCCAGTATATTGGTATAGAGCAAATGAACTATATTAGCACTATTACGATACCGCGTCTTATTGAAGTCTTAGATGGTGAGAATGGTGGTATATCGAAGGAGTGTAATTGGGAAGGTGGTGGTAGCTTTATCTATACTGAGCTTATGGAATTGAATCAATATTTTGTAAATAGAATTACAGAGGTTGCTGACTATAAAGCTTTGAAGAATGTTTTTAGTGAGATGAGAGAGAAAGCACATTTAAACTTTCAAATTGATATAGATAAAGTCTTAGAAGAAAAACATGAGGTAGATGATAAAGATCATGAGGTGTCTTTTAAAGACCTTAGTCTAAGTGAGCAAAAGCAAATAATAATTCAGCTTTTAGATAAAAATCAGCTATATGTATGCAAATCTGAAATTAATGATGCAACCTACAATGTATCTGATAGTGATAAAGAGTTTACAGATAGTTTTTATAATAAGGCTTAAAAATGACAAATAAAAACAAGACGGATTTACTATTTCATCAATTAGAGAGCGCTGATAATTTAGATCTTTTATCCGATAGTCATGAAGTTGGTGAATATATACAAGAGAACTTAAAGGACAGTTTACGTCCCTACCAAGAAAAAGCTTTACGATACTTTCATTACACTCAAAGAAAAGGAGGTAAAAAACCTCCCTATAAGCACTTGTTTTTTCATATGGCAACTGGCGCCGGTAAAACAATGGTTATGGCAAGTACAATACTTTATTTGTTTAAAGAGCTTGGTTACCAAAACTTTATATTCTTTGTTCATACTGATGCAATTATTAAAAAAACAAAAGATAATCTTTTAAATCAAAGTTCTTTAAAGCAATTATTTAACTACCCGCTGAAAATTGATGGTCAAAAGATTTATATTGATGAGGTTGAGACATTCCCAAGTATTCCACGTAAGGATACTATTTCTTTAAAACTTACAACTATTCATAAGCTTCATGATGATCTTTCAAATTATAAAGAAAATTGCATAACCTTTGAGGACTTTGAGAATGTCCCAGTTATCTTGCTAGCTGATGAGGCACATCACTATAATGCCTCTACAAAAGATACGAAGAACTCCCAAGTAAGATCGTGGGAAAATACTATCAATAAATTACTTAATTCAAACCCGGATAACAAGCTCTTAGAATTTAGTGCAACTATTGATTTAGAAAATAATGAAATTCTTGAGAAGTATAAAGATAAAATTGTTTATCAATATGATCTGAAGCAGTTTATGATCGACGGGTACTCCAAAAAAGTCATGCTTTTAGAAGCTGATCAAAGTGATGATGACAAGATGCTCGATGCCGTTCTATTAAGCCAATATAGAAAGCTAATAGCCATTCGAAATGGCATAAAAGACTTCAAGCCTATAGTTCTTTTTAAGTCGAATTATATCTTAACTTCACAATCTAAACATAATGATTTTATCCAGCTAATTAATGATTTAACACCAAAAAAAGTCAAAGAACATTTGAATAAAAAGGCACTTCATCTAAGCTCATCAACAAGTGTTTGGCAACGTATTATTCAGTATTACAACTCTATAGATCTAATTAGCGTTATTGGAGGCATCCAAGAAGATTTCTCAGAGATGAACTTGTTAAACGTGAATAAAAACGATGTGATAGAAGAGTATCCTGAATTATTAAATACACTTGAAGATCCTAATAATCCAATTAGAGTTGTTTTTGCTGTTGCAAAATTAAATGAGGGCTGGGATGTTCTTAATCTATATGACATTGTCAGGATTAATGAAAAATCCTCGAAAACTAAAAATTCAACGGATAGCGAAGCTCAGCTTATAGGCAGGGGCGCTCGTTATTACCCATTTGTTTATGAGGGTGAGAAAAGCTTTACACGCCGATTTGATATGAGCTCAAAAGATTTGAGTATATTAGAACAGCTACATTACCATACAGTTAATGAGCCTTCTTATATTAAGAAACTGCATGACTCTTTAAAACAAGCCAACGTTATCTCAAACTTAGATGGCTTAGGTAAAATTAAACATGCAAGAGTCAAGGATAGCTTTAAAAAAACAAAGGTGTATGAGCAAGGGAGCTTATATTATAATCTGACTAAAGAGGTTAAAGATAAAGAGCGTACGTGGGAGTCTTATTCATTAGAATCTGAATATACTTTGACATATAATCCAGTGAATGAAACCACTTTAGATAAATTGCATACTAACCATGCAATAGTAATGAAGGAGCAGCTATTAATAGTTGACAAGCGTTATTATTATAAAGCTATTCACAAATCAGAATTCTATACATTCCAGAATCTGAAGCGATATTTTCCCGAGCTAAAAAGTGTAGCAGAGTTTATAACCAGCAAGAGCTATTTAGGTGGAGTGAAAGTTGTAGTTAGATTACCTGATAAAATTGATTTGGATCAGGTTTCGGCTGTCGAAAAACTTAGTTTACTTGAAGAGGTGCTTACCAGAATAGCGAAAAACATTAGTCGTAACTTCCATAAATCAATTGGAACTTATGACTTTGTTAGCATGCCTATACGAGAAGTTGTGAAAGACTATAGCATTCAGATTGATCCAAGTAAAATCGTTAATCAAAGAATTTCAGATAAACCTATGATTGGTCAAAAGTGGTATGTATATGATACTGCAATATTGAATCAACTTGAACATAAGTTAGTTGACTTAATTAAAAGATTAATGGATAAACTGAAAAATAAATATGATGAAATCTTCATCATTCGTAATGACGAAACTTCTATGAGATTTAAAATCACAGAATTTAATGGTGTCAGAGGATTCATGCCTGACTTTATTATGATAATGGTCAATAATGCAGATAACTCTTATTATCAGGTCTTCTTAGAACCAAAAGGTGATGATCGACTTAAAGAAGATGCTTGGAAAGAGAGTATGCTTCATGATATTAATGATGCTAGTAAGGTTTCGGTCGAAGATGAAAGTGTTCGTCTGGTAGGTATCAAGTTCTATGCCCCTAGTAGAGTAGATGACTTTATCAAAGATCTTGAAAATAAAGTCTATAATGGAGAGGCATTAGAAGAGTCTACATCTTTATTGTTTGAATAGATGTTTTCAGGCTGTCATCAGTGCAAGTAACTGACTAGTAGCCTATTAAAGTTGATTTTAGTTCAAATTATATCCTGAATCTTAACATCTAAAGCATCACATATTTCATAAACCTTTTTGAGCGTGGCATTCTTCTCGCCACGCTCAATATTTCCCATATAGCTACGGTCAATACCTGCTAATTCTGCTAGCTTCTCCTGTGAGATACCTTTTGCTTTTCTAACCTCACGTACTCGTTGCCCAAAAGCCACGACGCGCTCATCTGTTGTCATGCTAATTGACCAATAATGAAGAATAGCATTATTCACATTGGTCGTAAGCATCCGACCATCCCATCTTTTTTCTATTAAAAAATGCGAGATATAAAATCAAGGGTTTGGCTTAATCTCAGTATGATACTTTATCACTCGCTGACAAAAAGCCACTACTCAAAGTAGTGGCTTTTCTTTCAACACTCTCTGAAAATCAAGTTTCTTTACTTTTCCCTATACGGCGTATCCAAAGCTCGCTCACACCTTTGTTGAAAGCATCTTCAACGGTTAAGTAATCAGGGTTGTTGATATCGCGCCCCAACATACCAGGGTAGCTTAAATTATTGACTTTAAATGGTTTGTCAGTACGGCCACGTTTAAAACGACCAATAACCAGCCCGTTTTGAGCTGATGGCACAATAGTTGATTCTGTCTTGTCGTTTACGTCACCACGCTGTACACCCACAGCGGTTGAGATAATTTTGGTTTCAATCATGGTTAGTCCTTAGCTTGAGAATGATAAAGGTCTTAGTTTTTCAAAAGTTACTGGTATTTCTACTAGCTCGCTTCTACTGCTGGCTGATAGCTCAATGTTTGCTGACTTAACACTAACAATCCAAGCCCCTTGTACTGCGACCTTTTGTGGATTTCTGGGATTTAGTAATGCCACTGATAGTTTAAACGCATATTTTTTTGTTTCGTTAACCGTTCCATCGTTGTTAAAGGCAAGCCTGCGGCACGCTAGATACGACTTGGAGATATCGCCTTTGGCTGTCTCGATAAAGGTAATATCCATTTCACTGCTTATTTGCTGCGTCAGATAGTTTGCCTGAATCGACCCTGCGTAAAAGCTATCAGATTCACTCGACCCCAAAGACAATTCCGCATCGGTAGCGAGGTAACAAAGTGTCTGATCTTTAAACCAGGGTATATCCCCTTTATGGCCAAATATATTTTCTATTTTTACTTTGTAAATGGCTTTAATTAACGCATGATGAGCCTTAACCCGCCCATAAATACGCGCGTATTCTTCTAATAATTTACTACTGACAGCAAGATCGGTGTTTGAGTTGGTCTTTTTAGTTGCATTGCTTGCTATATTAAGCGCTATGCCGCCAAAGTCATCACCAGCTGAAAAATCAAAGTCAATTAACTCGTTAACCAAATCCAGCATTACTCATCATCCCAAAACATATCATCATCCACATCGTCTACTGGCGTCTCATCTTCATCTGACATTGACTGATCACCTGGCATGCCAGCTTCTTGACCCGTCATCCCGCCTTGCTCGTCTGCTCTTGCGGCTAGTCCCACTGCTATACGCTCTGCTAGATTAATATCCGCCCCAAATACGTCCTCTAGCATTAATTGGTTAGTTTCCTTATCAAAGCCTAGTTCACGAAGGCCTGCAAGCGATTGGGCCACAATGGCGAGCGTATTAGCTCTATTTTGCTTGTTATTAAGCATTTCAGTAGCGGCGGCTGATTGATCTGAGTAAAAGTCAAACTGCCAGGGGTAGTCTTGAGGCTCGAACCACTCATTATATTTAATGCCCCAGTGTATGCTCATTAAGTGGTTAAATGCGTCAATACAAGCCTGTCTGATTAGCATTGAGCGACGCATAACTTGAGCTGACGTATGGAAGGCTGCACCGTCACCCAGGCCACCTGCCAGCATGTCGGCCCAGCCAATTAGTGATAAGTCCATACCCAGGCCGCCAGCTAAGCGACGCAAGTTGATCATTAATATGCCTTCATTCAATGGGGCTACACGTTGCGCTAGATCACCCACTGACTGAATGACTTGCTTTTCACCATACTGCGGTAGTACGTGGTATTTTGTACCGTACAAAGCCTCGCCGCCGTCAAAGGCATCTTGTATCTGATCTCGATATGACTTCAACATTTTGGTTAAGGAGCTAATATAGCCCTGCCTCTGTTTGGCTGGCATGCCTTCCATGTTAAGCGTTAAAAAAGCCTGTTTTACGCTGTCTGCAATCTGTTGATTGTTAAGGCCAGCACGACTAATGGTTACGTCTCTCCATGCGTCCTCAATAGGATATAAGAATGAGCCGCCCACCTCGGAAGGTAGGATTGGGTTGTCGGATCTTAGGTCGTAAACTAGGGTTGTTCTATCCTGCCATACGTCTAAGGCCATTTGCGGTATGTTCTCAATACGTGGCATTTTAATTCTAAGCATTTGCTCTAATGACAACTTGGCAATAGTCCTCTGCTTATCTTCATCTTCTAACGCATGAAAGCCAATAGTACGCCCTGCCTGCTCAAATGGCATGATTAGTGAAGGCTGCGTAAAGCGGTTGTTCATCAAATCAAGCACGCCACGACGCTCATCTGTATAAATACGAGCGTAGCTATCACCATAAGCAATAGCTTGGCGTGCCATTGAAAATACGTGTCGATTAATGATAGGTGCGATATGTTTAGCTTCACGCTCAACCTTTTTTCTAAGCTCTGAGGCTCTGCGGCCCCCTTCTCTGATGTGATCGCTTGGTGTAATAAAAATCATGTCACCGGTTGATTCATGACCACCTAAAGCCGCTGTAACATGCAAGCTTAGTGCCTCTGAAATTTGAGGGTCGGCCTGCATGATTTCCCACATCGTATAAATCTGTCTGCGAGTACGTGGCTGTTTTGCCTTGTGATGAAAGGTGCCAAGCTCGAATGGATTGGTAGCTTCATAACTACGATCTACATCGTCAATAGTAGGCATTTGCTCTGATATTCGCGCCTGTCTATCATCAATTAAAAAGCTTGCTAGACGTTTTCTAAAATTCATTGTTCAAGCCCTTATGTTGGTCCAGAAGTTGAGCTGCCACCACTTCTAACACCGCCGTGAACGTGGCCTTTTAGTGATATACCGCCACCAACTACGTCATTACTTGCTGACATAGTGCCTTGAGTTTTGATATTGCCTTTGGCCTCCATAGCTCCATCGGCGGTAATGCCGCCACTGGCTGATATATTGCTGCTAGTTGAGACATTGCCCTTAACAGACATGGTGCCCGATGTGCTTTGGTTGCCAGTATGGTTAATTTGAGCCTTAACATTCATGTTATCGGCCGTTATAGATACTGTACTTGCGTCAATGGTCACGCTTTGGGCCTGCATTTGTATTAGATCTTTTGCTGTCAAAGTAATACGAGCTTTTGCCAGCAATTCAATGTTTTGCTGCCTTATGCGGCGAACATCAACAACCGCCTGGCCACCGCCATGACGACGGTAAAAAGCAATTACTGGCATTGAGGTGTCGCCTTGTTCAAAGAAAACCCATACATCGGCACCTGGTAGCAATTCACGCTCGGTATCAAGATCATCATCACCGATTGGATAAGCCACCATAGCTGTAATGCCTTCGGGTACCCCATCGGTTAGGCCAGCTATTGTCACATTGGCCGTCCGATTCGCCTTGTCATAAGAAACAAGCTTGGCTGGGTGAAAATATGGTGATATTACGCTCATTTTTCGCCCTCCAATTGTGCAAGCCAAGCTTGAGTGGCCATTATCGGCCTGCCACCTAAAGCCCCGGTGTCATAGCGATGGGCTGCTGTTAGAACCACCAAATTGTCTTGGCTAAGCCCATCATCAATAGTGATTAACCTGCCAGCTGTTATTTGATCATCAAGCTGTCTCACCATTTTGGCCCTAGTTACTAAAATGCGACGTAAGTTTTGTAATTCTCTTGCGTCTGCTCTTGGGTAATAGCCTACTTGCTTGTTGCTAAATGGCGCCCCTAAAATATCTGATCCGTTATCATCAATTGATAAGAAGTTGGTATTGCCATGTGATAACACATGAGGACTATCTATCCACTGTAAGGCGCTACGATCGTAAACTGCTGCCTCACCTTTGAATAAGTCATTAATCCTCACAACAGACATACCGCCGTCTCTATATAACGATACGGCCGCCTCTTTTTGTAAGGCGATCGCTATTCTTTTTGTTGGTAGCTGGCCTTTTAAGCATATAAATTGATTTAACTTGATATCGTTTTCAAGCCTAATCTTTGCACCCAAGCTACGATAAACCTCATTAAAGCTTGTATTGTTTAATGAGGTAGCCCTACTAGCTACACTAAGTAGCGGTTCGCAACCAGACAATACAGCAATAATAATTAATCCGCCTACGCGCTTGCCTGCTTTAACCGCTTGCATGTTTATATGCTGCGATTTAACGATCGTTAAGCTCGTACCCTCGCCGGCAATCAGCTTATCGCCTATCTTTAACAGCTCTCTTAGCTCGTCAGTAGCCTTAACCACCAGCTCAAGAGACACGGGAACTGGTACCAAGTCAGTACGATAAATCGCACTGATTAAGTCTCCCCCGCCGATAGTTGAGCCGTCTGATAAAACTATTTTCACTTCCACCAACCGTTATAGTTAATTTCAATACTTTGCAAGCTATTAAACGTGCTATTGCCTTGCTTAGCCTCAAGATCGGCCGTGCTATCAACGCTAAAAGGGTGTGTATTAAACGCCTCCCTTTTCATTTCCATCATAGCTTCCCTATGATTTTGGTAGGCCTCGCTTGAGCTCATGCCAACTGGCTGAACCCCTAAGTTTTGCGCACCTTCCATACGCCTAGCCTGAATGAGGTCGCATCTAGCCACAACAACAGGCCTGATAATACTCCATTCGTCGTTGTAGATATTAGTTGTGCTATCAATTAGCAGCGTATAGGTATCATCTTTATCATCAAGATCATACGCACGTAACGCGCCTCCCCATGCTAGGTAATCACGGCAAACATCAACAATAATACGCTCTACATCACTTTCAAGAAGTGAGTAGCCTGTGGTATATAACTCTTCATAGAATCGAGTGGCGATACTTTTGATATCGCCCTCGATATAGCTATCTTGTCTGCTAGTAAACATAGCCGCTTACCTTAACCAAAGATAGTTGTACCACCAATGGTAGAAACTGGCTTATAGCCACCAAAAGCGTTTAGTGCGTTGGTTAATAGGCCGGCAAGTTTGTTAGCAGTACCAGCACCGATATCACCAGTTTGGCCAAAATAGTTATAACGACAAGTTACTTGAACTTGTAGAATCTGGCTGCGGCTTGCTGAATCAATCTCACCACCACCATCAGGGAAAGTGATAGCACAGTCTTTAAGTAAGTATTCCGTCTTGCCTTTAATCTCGTTGCCATCGGTAGCAAACCCATCATAAACACGTACTAACGGGATTTCGCCATTGTGTTTAATAACGATATCTTCTGCAAACTTAGCAATGGTACCTGATTCAGTCTCAATCATTGTCCACTGGCCTTCAAAGTTTGTTTTAGGAGGCGCTGTAACGTGGGCCTGGAAGCCGTAAGCATAATCTGCATCGGCTGGCTCGTGGTTGGTGATCATAGGACGTTGGAAGTTTTGGATAAGGATGTAAAGGTTTTCATAACCTTCAGGCTTACAAATTGCGTTACAAGCCAGCATAGCTGAGCCCAAAGACTTGGCCAGCTCGTGCATTTGAGAATAGGCTTGCAAGGTAGGTGATGAACTTTTCATGGAAATAACCCTAATCAATAATAAGTGATAGGGTTATTTTGAGGTATAAAGGGATTGAGTTTTTAGGGGTGTTCCACCTAAAAAGGCGATAGATAAGCCACATGATAGCGATAACCGCCAACTGCGACAGCTACATCCACTTGGCCAAATTCGTTAGAAACAGCAATTTCTGGCACGATATGCCACGGAACCAGCTTTTCTAAAACAGGGGCAATGTCTGAAATATCGCTATTATTATCATCAAGGGTTAACGCGATACGTACACGGCTAGTCAAAAATGAGCCTGGCATCTCTTTTTCACTTACTGCTACTGGGTAAGAGTTTGCCAGCTCTTTTGAGTGCCAAAGTCTTAGAACCCTGTTATTACCTGGGAATAACATATCTAGGACGAACTGCAAAAAAGCCAAGCCACGGCCACTGGCCATAGCCTGCCAGCTAGACAAAATCATGGCCATAATATCAGTTGATAGCCCGTCTGCATCCTGCCTCAGGATAACCAAGCCATTAAGCTTGCTGAATCGTTCGATAACAACAGGACTACTTTCAAGCCATGGGGTACCATAACTATTCATATCTACCAAGTTTTCAAGCTCATATTCTTTGATTAGCTTGGTAAAGATGCCAGAAATCGCCTCATCGAGCTCATTTGCCTTATGGCTTTCTTGTACTGTTCTAGTAAAGTCGGTAGCTTGTAAGTTGCTTGTTTTACCCATTTTACAAAGTCCAAATGGCTGTGCCAGTATCGGCCGTTCTTGTCATATTGATAGTGATGCTATCTTCTGTAATATAGGCCCATTCATGCGGTTTAATAGGATTTTCAGCGGTATCTTCTGTTAATACAGAAAAATCACTAATACGGTCCTGGAAGGCTGTAATATCACTTCTGATCTTAATGGCAATCTCTTGTTTGTTAAAGCCGTCTGGGTTGTGATAGCTGGAAGACAGCGAGCCCTTACCAAAGTTTTCAAGCAGCAACTCTTTAATTTGAGTCTTCACTGAGTCCATATCATGCACCGAAGCCAAACGGCCAGCAATGGTGATTTTATAAGGTCTTTCTTTAACCTCTTTAATGTAAACCTTGCCATCTAACAGCGTATCAGCATTGGCCACCAGCTTTTTAATATCTTCTACCAGCGCCTTTTGCTCAATCTTGTTTTTAGCTACCACGGTTAAAAACAGATGGTTAATTGCGTCTAACGAAGCTCCATAGTGCTTCTCATTGATCGTTTCATTCCAAATGGCCATGTAATCAAACCGCTGCATAAAGTGCTTTCTAACCAGAAAGTCAAAGTTACCCATGAAAACGGCGTTATGGTCATACATTGACGGGTAGCTGGCAAGTAGTCGCATTTGAGCCACACTTAACGGATCTGCACCAGCTCGCACAAGCTCGCCAGCCTTAAAGTACATATTGAGCTTACTTTCTTCTGTGGCATATATCTCGCTCAAGGCTGCACTGCTTAGGCTTGTTTGATCAACATATCCATAGCTTTGGGTGATTGCGATCTCGAAAGTATCGCCAGCTTGAACCGTTGCCCCTGCACGTTCAGAATCACCAAAAACAATGGTTATATCCTCAAGGTTATGGCTCTGCAAGGTATAAACAGACTGACCAACTCCAGCGTTCATAAATTTTGGTGTGTATTGATAGGTAACGCCTAGGGTGGCGTTAACAACCGATAAGCCTGAAAAGTAAGCCCCATCGGTCGTTGATATATCCAAGCGATAAAACGACTCGCTAACAGGTATAGTCGTTTCAATGTAGCTTATGGTGCTTTGCTCTGCCAAAACCTTTTTAGTCTCACCTTCTGCTAATGTGATTGAGGACATAAGCCGCCATTGTCTGCCGGTACCATCTTCAATTAAGCGGCCCTGGCTTAAACTCACCTTTTCAGAACCATTGTTTTCAATGGTTAGCATGTGCTGGCAAGGTGTGGCAACTGGCAATATACCCTTGTTAATTGCGTCTGCAATGATGGTACTTTGCTTAGACTTGATAAATGGCTCTGTGATGTTAACTGCGTTGTCACGTGATAGCCACAATACAGTTTCCACGATAGAGGTCATCATAGCTCTTACCGTGGGGTCGCCAGCTCGCCAGCGTTCTGCAACTTCTGGGTAGTCGTTTAAATGACTGTCTATGCTTGATAGTATCTTTCTTCTTAACTGGTTACTTGGCACTGACATTGTAGTAATCCTGGTCGATATCGGTTATTGGGTTATCATTCAATTGAATATCGATATTGCCAATAGATAAGACAACGTTAATCTTGTCAAATCCTACTGTTTCAACAGATATACTCAACTGCTCTTCATCTAATGTACCTATTATCGGTATATCGGCCCTAAGCTTTCTCAAAAAATCATCCGCCGTATCAGCTGATAATTCTTTTAATAACATGGCCTTGGCATCGGCACCGTAGCCTTGAGCAAAATAACCATTAGGCGGCGTGTCCAACCAATGAATAATCATTTGTCTAATGTGTTCAGCGGTAATCACTTAATACGCACCTCTGATAGCGGGGTGTTAGGGCCTGGCAGTTTGAATTTAGCCCTAGTCTTTTTGGCGGTGCTGATAAGCTTTGAGGCATCAACAAATCTTGAGTTTTTAACGCAAATTAATAACATATCAAGCCATACAAAAGACGATCCTAGAATGGCCATAATAACCAGCAAGCCAGCACCGCCAACGCCCCATGACTGCGATATAACCATGACAGCATAAAAACGCCACAATAAGAACATAAGCAATATTAAAAGCGGCACGCTCAACAATACAGATTGACGCAAGGTTTGACCGATAGCCACGGCCAATGTATTGCTATCAATAACCTTATTGAGTAGCTTTAATCTGCTAAGGATATCCACATACAAGTAAAACATCATAATCATTAACATGCCGCTTAAAAAAAAGTCTACTATATAGGCGTTTTGCATATCACTACCTTACGCTGCGTTCTGCTCTTTTACTTTCTCTAATTGGATCTCAAGGTCTTGTTTTTCTTTACCCTTAACTTCAATCACCTTGTCTAATTCTGCGGCCTCTTCTAACAGTAATTTTAACGTTTGGGCTTTGTTGGCTGGCGCTCTATTACGCTTGGTTCTAGTTACCTGGGCGCGAGCTCGTCGGGCACTAAATGCCTTTTGGCCCTGGCTAACAAGTTTAGCGATCTCGTCAACTGATGCGTTGAATGACGGCTTATAAGAGTTATCAAAGTCACCCGTAGTCGGCTGTGTTTTACTGTTAATATCAATACGGAAAATATCAAGGCCGTCCGGCTGATCTGATTCAGGGGCTTCTCGAATATAAAGCTTTACAACCTGGCCACCGTCTAAAGCGATATGAACAGGCCTGGCACTGGCACCAGATACCCTTGATACTCTTAAAACGTCAACAACAACCACTTGCTGCCTGGCTGTTTTGGCTAAACGCTTAACAAAGTCGCTGACAAGCGATGTTTTTTGTGTAATCTCTGATAGTTTCATGAAAAAATAACCCCAAACAAATTAAATGATTGGGGTTATTATCGCTTGCTGTTAGCTCTGATTAGTTGGGGTGTTCCAACAAATTACATGCCAACACTACGGCGGTAGTGACTTGCTTTTAGGCCGCGACGCATATTGCGTGCTTTTTGTGGATCAATGTTATAGATATTACGTTGCAATCCTTTAGCAAATGACCTCATACGTTTTTTAACTGCGGTACCCGTTACAGACTTTTTGCGAGCTTTTTTAAGGGCTGCTTTTTGGGCTGCACTCAAGCGGACACTGCCGCCAATACGCTTGTTAACAACCTTGATTTTACCGTCACGAACCGCTTTAACTGCCTTGTAAGTAACAGTCTTATTACCTACTTTGCGGCGTGTCTTGCGGCCAACTGTTAATGGCTTTTTGGCTGCGTCGTACATATCTTCATCGTCTTCTTCTTTCATCATTGCGTCATAGGTGGCTTCGTCACCGTATGCAAAGATTGAAATAAAGTCGTCTAGCTCGTCGTCTGCTGGCATGTTCTCTAAGATGATTTCTGACGCTGTTTCAATAGCTGCATCTGCAATATCAACATCGCCATCAAACACATCATTAATCAAATCTTCATCAACACCCAAAGTACTCATAGCGTCTGCAATATGCGCTGATAGGATAGTCTTAACAGTTGAGTCGATTTCATCATCATCATCGTCTGGGTCCTCAACAAACGCCTCAAGAATTAGGCTATCAAGAAGCTCGCTTGGTAGTAATTCTTGGTCCTCAAAGTCAACCTCTGACATGATGCCTGCCAGCATAAATGCTACTTGCAGTGCTGCTAAACGCATTTGAGTTGTGGCATGCGTGGCAATGCGCTCATCAATTGGGTCAAACTCAATAGATTCTGCGGCTTGCTTGGCACTATTAGTAGCGTCAAATTGTGACTCTTGACGCTCTAACATGCGATCCTGGTTACGCTCGATAATATGGCTTGATACTAACATTAGTTGGTTTTCCTTTTTTACGCTAACAAAGTGACGTTATTACTTGGTGATTGTGGTTTCAAAGTAAACTTGTCGAGCACAACCCTCTGGGCGTTTAACAAGTCTGATATCAACCTTCTCAAATGGATTGTCTGATCTTGGCGCAACTTCTAGACCGTAAAGCTTGCCTGATAGCTCTGCAACTGGTTGCAATAAGCCCGCTGAACTACAAGCGTTCAAGAAGCGACGGATTTCTGCGTCTGCGTCGTTCACATAGCTGGCCATACCTTTAAGTAAGTGCTTTTTAGCAATGCTTACTACTGCGTTATCAACGTAAGTGGTAATTTCAGAAGCGTTAATCAAACGCAAGGCACTTGTTTTGCTATCGTACTGAGTTAGAGCATCACCATAAATCCAGCGATCGCCAGCGTCAAAGCGTTCGTTCAATACCACGTTCACGCCAGCTGCGGCCAGGGCGTTTTGAGCCTCTTCATCAAGGCTGACGTTTGGCAACACTTCCATATCACGGAAGCTAACAGGAAAGTCGTAACCAGCAACAGGACGGTTAACAGGCGGGATACCAGACGCATTGGTAAGGGCGTTACGAACAAGCAATTGGCCTAGGTAATCACCGACACAAGGGCGCCATTTTTTACGTGATAGTACGCTTGCGCTGTTTGAAGGGCGTGATACGTTCGGGTTCCAGAATATCCAAAAACGATGGTCTTTAATGTTAATTGAGTCAGCAAGTGCCGCGGCTGCCACCCAGTCATTAATATTGCCTAAATCTAGCAGTACGTGACAGTTAAGCTTATCCATAACTTTGGTTGTAGCTTCAATAGTTGGCATATCGTCAGTTGAGCAAACAACGATATAGCGTGGGCGTTCACGCATATCAAGTAGGCTACGTGTAATCTGTTCGGGCGTTGACTCAACAACCTTGCTGGCTGGCACGTCAACCACAATTTCAGCTTTACGATAAGTGCCATGATCTTTTAATGCTTTAACGGCTTTTAACGCTGAAACGACTTGAGTAGCATTGGTCTTAGAATACGTTGTTTCAACACTCTCAAAGAAGTCATTGCTGCTATCTAGTGCACCATGGAAGTCAAGCTTTTGGCTGATATATGAGAAGTCATTAGGATAGTTGTTTTCGAGCTCGTCTGCACCGCCGCCAGTATATAAACGGCCTTGTAGCGAGGTAATCATACTATCATCAACCTTATCTGCAAATGTAATGTCAAATAACAGGTTGTTTAGCGGGTCATTTGCTTTTGTTGGTGTCTTATCGTCAACTACTTGTATCTTGGCCACGACGTTGTTATCAAAGCCGTATTCAGTAACAAGCTCGATAGTTGCTAATGCCTTACTTTCCTTGCTATTGGTAATAGTAACGGAAGTAGGCAGGATATTAATAAACAGTTGAGTTGCCATAAAAAATGCCTATATTGGTGAATATAGGCATAGTATAGAGTTGGGCTAACAGTATTGTTTAGGGGTGTTCCTAGTAATAAGGCCTCTATATTTGTTGTGTCTCATCACGCGGGCAGGTACCCCAAACTGGAGGTACGATGTTCTCATAGCCTTCCCAGCCTTCGGGTCGAGTTGGGATTTTAGCGACACACCACTTAGATAGATCCTGGTTGAACTTATCGGCAAAGTTGAACATAGTTCCCATGTTCTCAACATTTGACACGTTCCAACCGCTGATATCTTGGTTAAAAGATCTTGCTTGCGTAAACATACTCTCCATATTGGTTACGTTTGATACGTCCCAGCCACTAATATCTGTGTTGAAGATAGTAGCTATGGTAAACATGCGAGCCATATTAGTTGCTGAACTTGTTTTCCAGTTTCCAATACCTACAATATCTTGGGCTTGAGTGTAGAAAAACATTTTCTCAAAGTTAGTTACGTTTGACACATCCCAGTGAGATAGGTTTTGACCGATATAAGTCGATTTGTACTCTTCTTCATCGAAAAAAGCGGAGCTTAAATCAGTTACGTTTGACGTGGCCGCAATATAAAGATTATCTACTGCGTCCTCTTTAGTGTAAACGCTCAAATATGCTCTTGGATCGCCGTCCGAGAATACATGAGTCTCACCCTCTGGTACGCCCTTGTTATAGATAATACCGGTATCAGTGGCTTTATACCAACCATGGCCAGGATAGTCTCTATCTAGGCCTACGTCGTTTATAGCGGGTGGCTGAACCTCAACGTCTGGCGTGTTCATAAGGATTTCGACCTTATCTTCCAAGTCTCTCAAACTGGCTTTAACTCTCTCAAGTTGATCAAACATTTCTTTCATGCCCTGGCCAAAAATACCCGCAAAACCCTCTACAAATTTAACCATTTCATCATGTGATACTAATTTTTTCATATTAACCTCTTATGCCCAGGACCCGTCGTTAATTTCAGGATTCATTGCTTCTTCAAATGCCTGCATAAACAATTCAAAATAACCTTCGCCAAACTCTAAATCCTCTTCTGCTAAAGCGGCAATATTGGTGCGTGCCTGCTTCTGCTGATCTGCATCAAAAGATTGAGCCTGTGTAGCACTTACGATACCGCTATCAGCTTGAGATAACGCGGTAATCTTGTCTGCTAACTCTTTCAAGGTGTCCGAATCAGCATCGGCGCCGTTGATCAAGTCGGCAATAGCCTGTGTTAATTCATCTTTGGTGGCGTATGGTGCTACTAACCCAGGTAACGATGAAACAAGGGCGTATTCTTCGCCTTCTGGCGCCTTGTCAGCCTTAGCTTTCAACTCTTCTTTAGTTGCCAGCGGCTCAATAGCAGTTGCGATCCCACCCAATAGGCCTTCTTTTTGTGCCTCAAGATCATCAATTGAGGCTGCGCCAATATTGCTGCGTCCTTGTGCTTTTTGCTCTACTGTAAATTCCTGTTCAACTGTTACGTTAACCAGACCCTTATCGGTTTGAGCTAAAGCGGTAATCTTGTCGGCTAATTCTTTTAATGTATCTGAATCAGCATCAGCACCATTGATAAGGTCCGTTACAGCTTTTGTTAACTCAACCTTAGTAGCAAATGGGGTTAAGTCGATCTCTGGGATAGCGTCGATAGCTTCTTGGATTTTCTCGCCAGTCTTAGCAAGTTCACCACGGATCGCTTCATCTTCTGCTTTACGGGTTTCCTCTTCTGCACCAATAGCTTCTAACAGCTGGCTTGCATTAGCTTCAATAGAATCAGTCAATTCAGTTTTAGCTTGCGCAAGTTCGCTGCGTGTAGAATGAGTGTTGCTAAGTTTTTCTACTGCGCTGCTAAGCTCTGCCGTTGACACTGCATCAATGTTTTTACGGGCCGTTTCTTTTTCAGCTACTTTAAAGCTTTGTTTGTTAGCTGCACTTACTAAGCCTTTATCAGCCTGGGCTAAAGCTGTGATCTTGTCCGCGAGCTCTTTTAGCGTATCAGAATCGGCATCAGCGCCATTAATCAGGTCCACAATGGCCTGTGTTAGCTCGTCCTTAGTGGCGTATGGGGCCAAATCAGGAAGCGCTGAAACTAAAGCGTATTCCTCGCCTTCTGGGGCTTTATTAGCTTTAGTAGCAATCTGCTTATTGATAGCAGTATCAGCGTCTTGACGTGCTTTTTGTTCTGCATTGATAGCTGCTTGTAGTTGCTGGTCAGCCTTAGCAAACGCACTACGGATCGCTGCATCTTCTGCATCAACGGCTTCTTTTAGCTTTTGGTCAGCTTGGGCAAACTCGCTACGAATAACAGCACCTTCTGCTAGTCTTGCGCCCTCTTCTGCACTAATCGCTTCTTGAAGTTGCTGGCTAGACTGGGCAAGCTCGCTACGGATAGCCGCATCAACTGCATCAACTGCTTCTTTTAGGCTCTTATCGGCTTGTGCAAATTCGCTACGAATAAGTACGTCTTGTGCCTTGCGTTCAGACTTTTCTGCATTGATAGCGTTTTGAAGTTCAACACCTTTTGCACTAATAGCACCCGCTAGCGTGTTTTGGGCTTGTTCAAGCTCTTCACGATCGGCCTTGTCGCTCTTGACTGTTGTTACCGCTTCATTGAAGTCAGCCTTAGATACTGCGTCGATATTCTTACGTGCAATTTCTTTATTGGCTTCTTTAAATGCTTGAGCACTGGTAGCACTAACTAGGCCTTTATCGGCTTGTGCCAGGGCGGTAATTTTATCGGCCAACTCTTTCAACGTATCTGAATCAACATCAGCACCGTTAATCAAGTCATTAATAGCTTGGGTAAGCTCGTTTTTAGTAGCGAACTCGTTACGAATAGCTGTATCTGCTGCCTTACGTGCTTCACCTTCTGCATTGATAGCTTGTTGAAGTAGTTGGTCAGCTTGTGCAAACTCGTTTCGGATAATCGCATCTGTTGCTTTACGATCTCTTACTTCTGCATCAACTATCGCTTGAACTTGTTGATCGCCTCTAGCCAGCTCGCTACGAATGGCCGCATCTTCTGACTTACGAGCCCACTCTTCTGTTCTAACGGCTGTTTGTAGCTGTCGATCAGCGTCGGTGAAGTCATTGCGAATAGTGGCTTCACGAACGTTGATGGTTTCTCTAACATTTTCTTTAAGCTTTTGGTCTGCCAGGGCAAACTCACTACGGATAGAAGCATCTTCTACCTTACGCACCACTTCTTCTGCATCAATAGTTTTCTGCAATAGCTCGTCGTACTTGGTAAACTCGCTACGCATGGCCGTTTCTTTAGTATTAACAAACGCTGTAAGGGCCTCTTTAGCCATAGTATCTGAATGAGCAAATGCGGCACGAATAGCGGTATCTTGCTCTTTACGGCTAGTCTCTTCTGCATCGATAACTTTTTGTAGTTCAACGCCCTTAGCCTTAATAGATTCAGATAACTCTGTCTTGGTATCTGCAAGCTCACTGCGAGTTGCTTTAGCGTCGTTAATTGAAGTTACCGCTGCATCAAAAACTGCTTTAGATACTGCATCAATATTCTTGCGAGCAACTTCTTTGTTGGCTTCTTTGAAAGACTGTACTTCTGTTGCACTCACCAAACCCTTGTCAGCTTGAGCAAGGGCCGTGATCTTATCGGCAAGCTCTTTTAAAGAGTCAGAATCAACATCAGCACCGTTAATTAAGTCGGTGATAGCCTGGGTAAGCTCAACTTTAGTTGCGTACTTATTACGAATATCAGTGTCTTGTGCTTTACGGGTTGCTGCCTCTGAATCAATCGCTTTTTGTAGCTCTTGGTCAGCCAAGGCAAACTCATTACGAATAGCTGCGTCTGCTGCTTTGCGATCAGCTGTTTCTTTTTCGATAGCTTGCTCAGTCTGTCTGTTAGATTCAGCAAGCTCGTTACGAATAGCTGTATCTTCTTCTCTACGCTCTGCTGTCTCTTTATCTGCTGTGGCTTTTAACACTTTATCAGCCTGTGCAAATTCGCTACGAATGGCCGCATCTGCTGTATCAACGGCCTGCTTTAAAGTCTGGTCAGCTTGGGTAAAATCGCTGCGAATAGCTGCATCTGCTGCTTCAACTGCGCTTTTAAGCGACTTATCAGCCGCTGCAAACTCAACGCGAATGGCTGCATCTGCTGCGTCAACGGCTTTCTTTAAATCCTGATCGGCCTTAGTAAATTCGCCTCGAATGGCTGTGCCTTCCGCTTTGCGAGCATTTTCTTCTGCCTTGATAGAGCCTTGCAATTCAGCCTTGTTTGTTTCGATAGAACTGTTTAATTCAGCCTTAGCCTGGTTAAGCTCTACACGGGTGGCCTTATCTTTTGTAAGTGTGTCAATCGCCTTATTAAAGTTGATCGTTGAAACTGCATCGATGTTATTACGAGCAATCTCTTTGTTAGCCTCTTTAAACGATTGGACCTCTGTAGCACTTACTAGGGTCTTATCAGTCTCTACCAAAGCATCAATTTGATCAGAAAGCTCTTTTAGCGTATCGCTGTCATCGTCAGCATTGTTGACAAGATCATCAATAGCTTTTTTCAGCTCAACCTTGCTGGCAAGCTTACTAGCTTCTTCTTTGGTAGCATAGATTTCTTCTGCTTTAACGGTTGCTCCTTTAACCTCATTAATAGCATCAACAATGCTCTTTTTATTGGTAGTCGCAAGCTTATCAACACCGCCAACATCTTTACCGATGCGGGCTGCGAGCTCTTTTACGTCTGCATCCTTCGCAATAACGACGCCTTTAATACTCATACTTAACCTTCCTCTTCTTCGCCTGATTGTTCATAATCTGAAATATAACTACTACCCAACTTAATGTCGTCAGCCTTTAAGGCCTGCTTGCAGGCTTCTTCAAACTCTTGCAACTTGCTTTCTTCTACTAGAACATACGCCATAAATAAACTCCTATTGCTGTCTCTGGCCTTCATAATCAGGGATATAACCGTCCTCACCTACGCTCATATCGTCGTCTCTAGCAACTTTGCTAAGGCATTCATCTAAGCCGCTTACATCTGCACGCTTATAGCTGCTGCCTACTCGCATAACCCAAACTTCACTTAATCCACTGTTTAAAGCGTCCTCAATAGCCAGGTAGCTAGGGTTTGCCACGTCACGGCCTAGAATGGCTGAAAAGTTGCCTTCATTGACCTTAAATGGAATCCCCATAACGCCACGCTTGAACCTACCAATGATGATACCGTTCGTGACGTTTTGAAGTTTCGTGGATTCTGTCTTATCGATAACATCACCACGCTGCACGCCAACAGCGGTTTTTAAAATCTTAGTGTTGATCATAGATCCGCCTTAGTTTTTAACCTCTTTTTGAAGTAAAAATAAAAATCGTTCATCCCTGCCCATACCTATGCGATACAAGCTTGTATCGCTATCTAACACTTGCAATTCGCGCTCAACCTCATACCGGTCACGCTGATATCGACAACAAAGCTTTGAATCTCTGATGTATGCAAATATCACATCTGATGTGATATCAGTTGCATATCTATTGTCATCAAGTGCCACCATAGGGGTTATACCACCTCTAATTGATGCAGCAATGCCGCCAACAAGCGAGCCATTGCGACCTACCCACAGTTTGGAGTCAATTCCAGCCTGGTAAGCTATTACCAGATTCATATTGCGATCAAAAGCAACTGAAACTGATGTTATATTCTTGTCGGTTAGCACTCTATCAGGCCTAGAAACGTCGGTACGCTGCAAGTAGATAGCTGCACCGTCCGTCCAAGCCTGCCAGACATAATCTTTTATACCTTGGGTGATATCGCCTATATCAGCACCACCCAAACAAAACGAGCGTGTATCAGGGTGTTTTCTATCCCTTGGCTCATTTAGATCTTCAAGCCATTTTCTGACACGCTTTATTTTGTTATTCGGTAACATTAAGCTCACCCTCGTAACGAGCCCATGTAAAGCGAATTGGTACTGTCAAGGTATCGTTTTTGGATTTAGGAATTGGGTCGTCACCGTCTTTTGAGCCATACTGAATCTGATAGTTACCCATAGTGGTAGGCACCAGTACGCTTCTAACTGGGAAACGTGCATCATCAAGGCCAAAGAAAATACTCATATCACGTGTATATGAGCCTTCCTCGTAGTCACTAAGAGTTACACTCGCGGCTGCCCCCATATTAATATTAGGCACGCCTGTAACTTCACCAATATCGCCAGCGTATGAGTAAAACTCACTGTACGTCTCTGATGCGTACTCAGTATCTTTTGCAAACACCATACCTACTTTAGATTCATAGTAAGCCCCTTCATCACCAATACCAGACAAGCGGCATTTAGCCTTATACAGCTTCTCGCCTCCGATATCGTCAGTGATTTTGATAGAAAAGTCTTTATCCGACAGTTCGAAAACCTGCCAGATACGGTAGGTTATCTCTAACACTTCATCATCTTTCAAAGTGATAGAAATTGGCGCGCCTTCGGCACTCTTAATTAAGGCTCTCGTGCAAAGGTGATACTCATCTTTGCTTGTAAACTCGCTAGCCAGCCCTACCTCTGAAATACTCTTGCCGCTGATACCCTCAAAACGATATGTACTAGAACGCCAGGATTTAAAATCCTGATCACCGCTTAGATATGGCTCTGATCCGCTGTCAGTGGCCTCGATTGAGTTATGCTTAGCTACAAAACTGATCAGCTTAGCCTGAGTGGCTTCTGGTGCCGTGTTACCGCTACCAACTAAGCAGTTAGCAAAAATATCATCACCATGGCCACCACCAAAAAAATCTAAGCCTGTGTTAAGAAACATGTTCTTTTGGTAGCCAGTATCTTGGACGGTTGAGCCGTCCTTCTTTTTGACAACGCAACGCAGCTCGCCTGCAAAACCTGTTTTCATTACTTAATCCTCTGTGTTGTAAAGATATCTAGTGGTTTAATAATTGGGGTGTAGCCGTCCTGGGAAACCTCTATATCCACTTGCTCAAAATTAACCTTGGCTGCATCCAAGGCTTCAACTCCAACTAAATAGCCGCTATTTGCATCATAATTGCCAGCAAGGTAGCTAACATATTCGATATTCATAGGCTCTAAGTCAGCTGAATAACCATCGTTTAATGCTATGTATTGGCCTTTGTCTGTTAAGTGAACACTCAACGCCTCAATGTCTGGCAAGTAACCGCTATTAACCTTGATATCAACAACGCTTAATGCTTGTTGTAATACCAGTGATAACTGCTCAATCTGTACCTGGTAGCCTTCAGTATTAATGGCTGTCTCAACTAGCCCGCTCGATATGGTTAAGTCTAGCAAGGTGTAAGTTTGCGTATAGAAGCCTGTTCCTATGTTTAAGCTATGAGTCTGTAATGCTTGTGATAATCGAGCATCTAGTATTTCAGCTTGAGGCGTGTATCTTGAACCCACCTCTTTTTCTTTAATTTTCGATATACGCTCAATGTTTAACTGCTTGGCTGATGCACGGTAACCGTATTCATATTCAAATGATTTACAGCCATAACGCAGTGATAGTGAAAGAGCCTCAAATCCAGCCTGATAACCGTCTACGATCGGCACTGGTTGTTTAACTACTGACCCTAGGTGAATATGAAGCGGGTCAATTTTTGTCTGATAGCCTTCTGTGATATCAAACGCCTTCCCAAATGTCGTTTTTTCAATATCAAAGTGATTAATACTAGGAAAGTATGCATCTACAACATCGGCTGCTTTTTTGATTAGCGATCTCAATTCAACGTCAAGCAGCTTAACCAATGGCTTGTAAATATCATCTTTGATGACTGGTATTGGGTATAAATTACTTTCAAATGCTATTTGCTCAAATTTCTTCCCGTCGGTAATCTCAGTCTCATTGCTAAGCTTTAGGGTGGGATTACCGATACGCAAAATCCATAATTCAGAGGCACCAGCAATAAAAGCATCTTGAACGATTGTGTAGCTTGGATTGGTTCTATCTTCGCCTAATAAGGCCTTGTAGTTTTGGGAATTGACCTTGAACGCCTTATCTGAACGGCCGCGTTTAAATCGGCCTACAATCACGCCATTTTGATTGATTGACGGTACGTTTGGGCCGGCATTTCCAGATACTTCGTCCTGGCTTATGCCTACTGCACGTCCTAAAGTATTGCTGTTTAACATTTAAGCCGCCCTTAGCCAAAAGACGGCTGCGATGCAATGCACCACAGCCCAAAATTAACGAATTACTAAAATTAACGAATTACTAAAACTTTGCCGCGTGTCGCGTTGATCTGTTCGATATTGCGCAACACTCGCTCTTTAGTAATGCTTGGCTTTAATTCGATAACCGCTTCTTTACGAGCGTAAAATAAAGTGCGGCTATGTGGATCATATAGATTGTATGCGCCACTGTTATAAACAGTGATTTTTTCAAACTCTTCTTTTTTCGCTTCTGATTTTGGTTCAAGCTCAGCTTCTTGCTCTACTTCTGGTCCAAGCTCTACCTCTGGCTTAACGCCTTCTTGTTGAGCGTCAAGAAATCGCCATACTAAAGCGTCTTTACTATCGCTTGAGCGATAAGCAACACCCAGGGCTTTAAGCTCTGCTTGCAGCTCTTTAACCGTATAGGTTTCATCAACTTCTGCATATCCAGGGGTGATAACAAGCTCTGCTAAATTGCCTGGTACTTGTTTTGGTTCTGTCATAATCAGCCTCATGTTTTTGTCAAAATAAAGGCCTTGCTGCCACAGACAACAAGGCCAGTTCAGCCATACAACGTGGCGGTTACATGGCTAAGTTATCGAATTAAAGTGTTGGTAAATTGCGTAATTCAATTAACATGCACTGATTGCGATAACGTGGAATTGGGTTAGCTTCTGCTGCCATACGGTTATAAACCGCTACGTCTTTTTCAAACGCATTGGCTGATGATGCTAGAACCATAGTTGGGACTGCCACAGTACCTACGAATGGTGCTTTAGCTGGTGTTGTTGCACGTGGTACTAACAACGCATAGCCGCCCTGGGTTAATTCATCTTCGTTGAACACGCCCATTGAGGCTGGCACGTAGTAAATGTTTGCACCAGTGTTTAACTGGCCAATGCGGTAGATTGAGTATTGATCACCGTACTGCTCGCCAGTTGGGGTATATTCGTCGCGGCTCATAGCTTCAAAGAACGCTGCACCACGGTCTGACACGTATAAATCGTACTGACCAATAGCTGTGTTGGTGATTGTTGATAGTGCGGTACGAGCTTTACCTAGGACAACACGAATGTTTGAGTAAAGATCAGTTAATGTGGTATGAGTCACGCCAGCGATATCAGCATCAAACACTTTGACATGCTTCTCTTGATTAGCTAAACACTGGTTAACTGCACCACGTAGCAAGCGGCCGTTTTGCTCAAAGTTGTACTTGTTGATAAAGATCATTTGAGCGGCTGCATACCAGTTAATGCCAAGCTCATTTTGTAGCTGGGTGATAGCGTCGATGGTAGCACTTGAACGTGCGCGGCTTGGATAAGCGTAAACGCCATAGTAGTTAAACGCCATGTCGTGACTTGGGGCGCGTAAAATATACTCACCTTTCTCGTCTTTACGTTCATAGTCAAAGATTAATTCAACTTCTACTTCGTCTGCTTTAGGGGTAGCACCATCGGTAGTGTCAAAAGCAACTTCAACTGTGTGATTGTCAAGGTCTGCAACTGCTGACTTAACGATAAAGGTATCAGCGCCTAAAGTAACCGGCTCAAGCGGCTGTAACGTGCTCTTACCGCCAAAAGTTGGGTGGTTTCGATGATTATCATTAGCAACTTCCACGCCGCGAACTTTAATGCTAACTCGACCGCCCAAGAATGGAGCTTTGATAGAGTCTTTATCTACAACAAACTTGGTAGTTTTGTTGTCACGAATTTCTTTAGTGTAAGCAACATGTGATTCAAGGGTGAACTTACCCTCACCAGCATCTTCCATTACCAATAGGTGACGGTTATCGAAGTATGGTAAACCAGCTTTTTCACCGTCGATTAATTCACCACGACGCATAACGCCCATATCCATGCCAGCGGTACCTTCGCCGGCAACGATTGGCACTTCGTTTGAGCCAGTAGGGTTAGGTAGCATTGAGATTAATGGTAGGCTGTTTGCGATACCCATAGTAATAACAACTTGTACGGCAGCTGGTACTACTGATAAGGCTTCATGGTGGCTAAATGATAGGCTGTCGAACGATGGATCATTGTCATCACCGCGATGCGCGTTTTCAGTAAATGCGGTAGCAGCTGATAAAGCTGATTGCACAACTTCTACTGGTGGCATATCACCGCCGTTACGACGTTGATACTCTGCAATACCATCACGTAAGCCGTCAAATACCGCTTGCTTGCCAGCTGTTGTAGCTGCGATGTTTTGAGCCTCTAACAGTTTTTGCAATGACTCAGGAATTGCCTGTAATCCCATTTCACGGTCATGCGAGTTGGCTGCGATCATTGAGTCAAATTGTGCAACGTCAGATTGTTTGGTGTCGAACTTCGCAAATTCACGCATAAATTGGCGTGTTTTGGTTAATTCACTAGAAACAACGGATAAATGTTGTTTGGCTTGTTCTTTATTCATAAGGCACTTCCTATCGTCATTGAAAAAAATTAAACATATCCGATAGGGTTATATTAAGACTCGCCTACATCGCCTATTTAGGGGTGTTCCAACAGCAAAAAACCGCCATTTAAGGCGGTTGATTGGCATTACTGACAGGCTTACATCAAGAAAGTCAAAATAAATACCAGGGCAAGGTTGATTACATCCAAAACCTTAATTATATGGCGTCTCAACATCCTCAATTTTGCTTTCATCGAACGCATCTAAATATTCCAGGTCAAATCTTTGGTTTAATAGGTACCTATGGCCATGACTCACCAATAATGAATTACCAACCACGCCCACGCACTCATGGTATTCTTTATGGTTGTTTAGCAAGAAACAAAACAAGTCGCCTTTTTTGGGGTTCCAGTCTGGTCTCATTCTTATGCGATCATCGCCTTCCAAATCAATATCGTAAGGCTCAATCAATACCATTGAACTAAATTGCTCTGGTGTGATAAACATGCCGCTATCGTGCATAGGACCACCTAAGCTATCTAGTAGCACGACCATTGCGTGTCCTAAAGGCTCATAGTCTATTGAATGCTCATCACTGTCACTTACTGTACCCAGGCCTGCCCATGACAAGTCTGAACGCTCATAATCATCATCACTCACTGTTAGCACTTTACGCCTAAATACAAACGTCGGAATCGTTGATTGATTGCGTAGTGTGATAATGCGCGTACTTAGTGCCTGGCCGTCTGTGACTAGCTTGTTTTCAATTTTAAGCGTCATCGCTTGCCCCATTTCTTCTCAAAGTCTTGAATATCTGCTTTGTATAGCTGCTTATATCTATCAGGTATGTCTTTTTGCTTTAACTGGCTTTGAGCGTACTTATAACTGCTTAATTCAGCCTTTGTTGGCTCGTGCGGGCGTGCTTTGGCTTGTCGTTTTTGTTCAGTGCGTACTTTTTGCTCAGCCTGTTTAACAGCTTGCTTAATAACCTTCGACCAATGTAAACGGCCATTCCAGTTGTTTAGGGCCTCTGTCTGCTTGCCAGCCTCTCGCTTGACTTGCTGGCTAGTGCGTCTATGCGGCTTAACCTGGTTCTCTGCCTTGGCTATATCGGCCTTGGCATAGTCTCTGATCTGATTGAGCATGATACCGCTTGTTAAGTGTTTCATTACTCGCAATGTATGCTTACAAGCCACGCCCGTTAGATTGGGGTTACGTGTCGATGGATAGCGATTTTCATCTATCCCATAGTTGTATTTACCAACGGTGGCTATATAGCGATACCAGAATTGATGACGGCCACAATCGCAATCAAACCTTACCTTGCCGTGTAAGATACTGTTCCTTATCTCTGTCATGCTAGGCGGCTTGGTTCTTAGCAGCAATCCAGGATAATCTAGCAGCTGCACTGTTACTTTGTGATTAGCAACCTTACTTTCTGGCCCTGAGTTGGTTAAGAAAAATAAGGTATTGCCTTGCCGCTTGTAAACCATGGCCATGTATATTTGCTTGTTAGCACGCTGGATATCTACTGGCCTTGAATTATTAATCACATCTTGAGGTGTGATACCGCCAGCAAACTTTTTAGCCGCTTTCTTAACGTTTGCTAAGTATGCGTCTAATACACTTGCGTCTAGCACCTGCATTAAGCTTTGGTTACGCTTAGTGTTGCCTAGCGTAAATTCCAATAGCTCGCTTGCTGATATGCCAGCTAAGCTTTTAGCACTGGCTACCAGGCCCTCCAATTGCTGGTTAGTTAGCCTCTCACCGCCTTTAATATCTCTGATCGTATCTTTTAGATACTGATTATGACGGCTGGCAAACTTGCCCTGCTCGCTGGCTTGCCTAGCTGTATCAATACGCCAGCGTCTAAGCTCCTCAAGGCTCATTTTATTAACGAGCCTGTCTTGCCTGCTTACTGGGTCGTCGTGATTCTGTGGACTGTTATTGTTAAACCAATCAGTATCTAGGCTATCCATTTACATCTCTTTCAAATACTTGCGTTTAATTGCAATCAAATCCACGGCCACTGGCAAAAAGATAATTTCCTTGGGTAGTGGTTCGCCAATTCTATTCGTGCCAGCACATACCATCACTACATCTGCATAGCTGCGATTTTTATATGCTCTAAAAGCAATTAGCGTAGGATCGTGAACTTCATCATTACCCACTTGCCAAGCGATTAATCTATCGGTACGGCCACGTCGATAGAGTAAATCAACGTGGTCACGTATCGCATTATGATAAATATTCAATACATCCATAATTAGGCCGTTCTTAACCAATAAGCGACAACAGTTGATGGCTGTACGTTATTATGGGGTTTATCACCCCCAACATTTGAGGCTACTAAGTTTGAAGGCGACGCACTTGTACTTTGCGTTGCAGGCCTTGTGTTACCTCTAATATTACTCACTACAAAGTTTAAGTCGTGAGTGTGGCTAGGTATTTCAGCAACGGTAAGCTTGTGGTCATATTCACCAAACTCTGTTTTTAGTTTTTTAGTCCACTCAGGGTCGGCTGCTTTGGTTGACATGCCGACAAGTGTTTTACCTTCTGCGAATCTCGCCCACGTGCCATAACCTAAAGCCGCTTTAACTTCTGCACCGCTCTTATAGTCATTGGTCGTCACATACAATGAGCCAATTGGTAATTCAGTGACCTTGTTTTGGGCAACTGTTAACTGCTTTTGTAACTCGTCAATCTGTTGTTTCATTCCAGCCAGATCAGACTCTCTTAGATATTGGGTATGAGGGTGTTCTGCACTAGTATGGGCAGATAAATCAGTCTTTTTAGCGTATTGCGTATGCGGATCAGCTGCACTTGTATGGGCTGATAAGTCTGTTTTCTTAGCATACTGCGAATGAGGGTCAGCCGCCTTGATATGGTTAGCTAGGCCGTCCTCTAAGCTGGCTATATCTTTGCCTTGCTGCGTTAAATTGCCGCCCTGCTGAGATAACGTACCTTTTTGAGCGTCAAGCTCTTTTTGTAGTGCCTGGTTTGCCGCCTCAAGCCGGCTAGTTTTCTGATCGCTATCTTTTTTGAGTGTGTATTGAGGGTGTGGGTTTGCGTGGACCAGGTGTCCTGCTAAGTCGCCAGCTGCACCGTTGATGTTTTGGCCAAGCTTATCCACTTTCTTATCGAGCTGTGTAAGCCTCTCAAGCTTAATATATTGAGGGTGAGGATCTGCTGCCGCTAAATGGTCTTCCATCATCTTAACAGCGATAGGGCTGTTGGGATCGGCTTCAATTGTTATGTTCTCAACGTCAATTTCGCCTAACGACAAGCCAAAGCTGCCAACAAATGTAACGTTTGCATAAACGGTAAACAATGGTCCGGTACTGGCTGCAATTGCAAAAAGCTTGTTGTCGCTGGTTAGTAATCCAACTTCGTAGATATCTTTTGAAGTGACACTATTTAAGGTCACGCTAAACCGTAAAGACTTACTTTCGTTCTCGATGCCGCTTGTCACGATATCGGACCGCATAGTCTCCGTTTTAATGCGTGTTTCTCTGCCATTTGGCACGTATTTTGACGTGCCAGCGACAAATGTCTTTAAAGATAAGCTTATGCCTTGCTTTTGAGCGTCTAACACTGCTAAACGCCCTGCTTCGGTTATTTTAAATATAATTGGGTTTGGTTTATTAGCCATGACTTACGCAATCCTTAAAATTTCAGTACTGCATAAGTTTAACCACTTAGGCTGGCAAGCCTGCCGTGTGTTCCACTTTCCCACCTAGTCACCAAGTAATTCATCGGCCGCTTGCTTCAATAGGTCTAATTCGTCGCTTTCAGTGCTACCGATATTTAGGTCCTCGTAACTTTCAGCCGGCGCATAGCTTATATTTTCCATAAAGCCAAACGCTATGGTATCTGCAATATCCGGTGACTTAATACCCTTTTTGAGCATGTCTTTTTTACTCATCATGCACCAGCGCGCCTTTTCGTCAAAGTAATACGGTAAGCGCGTCATCTGTTCTTCTAAGTTGGTGATTACCTGGTACATTTTTTTGACTTTATCGCTTACACTGAAATAGCCTTTTTCGACCGCCTTAGCCATTGATACATAAGCGTGGCTGCGCTTGTTCATATAGTAGCGTTTAAGCGTGTTGTTAAAGCAAGGTGAACCCCAATGCACTTCATCAAAATACACCCCGTCAGCTTTTACCGACTGCGTTAAGCCCATACCAGCGCCTAATGGATCAATCACCAAGGTCGCGCCTGGGTAATCGCTCATTACATCATTAATTTTGGCTTTAAGCGTATTAATATTGGCTCTATTACTAAACAGCGGTATATCAAGTAAATGTACGTGTCTCTCAATACGGCCCTTAACCATCTTATCAACGACTTGCAGCACCGATATCACGCTACTATCGCGGCCAACATCGCCGCCCACGTCCACGGTTACGATGATACCCCACTTGTCACCCTCTTTAATCACGCAAGGGTGAGCCTTCATATTCTCGTAGTCAGTGCGCGTTAATAGGTACTCGCCTTTAAGCTCTGGAAACTTACCGCGAATACGAATTAGATACCCTGGACTGTTTCGACTGCCATACTGATATAACGCCTCAATCAATTTTTCTTTACTAACAATCGGTGACATTTCACCGTTGAACTCAAGGGCAATCCATTTACCGCCATTATGGTGGCTTAACTTATGGTGTGTGTCGTAGAAGAAACCAGTATTTTTAGCTGGCTGGCTGGTCAGTACGGCCCGGTTGTTTTCATGGGTCAATGCACCAATAGCAACTTCCATAACCGCGTCATCAATACCACAAGCTTCATCAGCCCATACCATGTAGTGATCGCCGTGTTGACCGGCAATGTTAGTTGGCTGGTGCTTCGGTGCGGTCTTAGCAAAAACGAACCAGGTATCTTTAAAACCCTTGATATAGATCTTTTCTGCCAGCACGACAACATAATCAGCAAGCCAGCCTAGCGCCTTGTTGTTGCGTAGGCGCTGCAAACAGATATTAATCTCTTTCCAAACAACCGTTCTAAGCTGTCCGATTTGAGGCGCGGTAAATAGCATTACCGACTCGGGGTAAAACAAAAGGTGCCATAAGGCGATAATGCCAGCCGATCTACTCTTACCAGTACCGTGGCCAGACGCAACGCTTGTACGACTGCCAGGCACAACAATAGACTTAAATAATAGCTCTTGCTGCCAGGTTACCGCTTGTCCGGCTTGTATTGTCATATCTAAAGCTTCAACGGCAAAGCGTGTAATGTCATAGCGATACCTTTGGCATACTTCCTGCCATTCAGGTAACAGCATTAAATCATCTAGCATCAACTACCCCATTAAATACTAAAAGGCATTAAACCATAGTCGCTATCCTTGTCGTTTGAGCTATCATCAAGCGTTATTGGAGCGGTTGACATAAGGTAGCCGCCGTGTATCTTTCTAGCCGCCCAAATAGCCAATAAAACGGCCATGTGGCCATTGGTAATGCCCATTGAGTCAAAGTCTAATACTTTTCCTCGTTCGTCCATTTTACGCATCTGAATAACGTCTTTTGGCTCATACCGTCTTAACGCATCCTCAATCACAATTAAGCCTGATCGCTGGGCTTCGTTATAGACAGCCATAACCTCGGCCATTTGCTCGGACTCGTTAAAACTCATATCCCAGTAATCAAAAATCATTGGCGTATCAGTGACCACCACAGCATTATCTTTTGGTACTGGCTGCTCTTTCCACGTGGCTTGTTTTTTAAGCATTACCCTGCCTGATGCTGGCAAGACAACGCCTAATACGCGTATGGCCTCGCCAGCGTAAGCGGCCGCCCTTGCATCAATAATTACTGGTGTGTCTTGTGCTGCGTTATTCATTGTTAGGTGGCTCTATCTTAGTTTCGGTGATTACACCTGTTTTAGGATCAATAGCGACCTTAACTCCCAACTCTGTATAGTCATCGGTAACGTCTGCCTCAGTAACAAAGCTATTAAGCTTCTCATAACTATCACGGCTTCCCCCAATTGGCTTGCCGCCCTCGCCTGGTATTGGCTCTCTTGGGCTGTTAATCGCGGGTCCGTTAGGATTATTAGGATCAAGCGGTATCGTTGGCTTCTCTGGATCATAATTAGGATTAGGCCGCGTCGGTAAGCTCTCGTATGGCTCTCCAGTATCGGTCACCTCGTCCCAAGCACCGCCCAAGCCTACAAACTCAGGAATAGCACCGACAATAGTGCAATCAACAGTGGCGATAAACAGGTTTTTAAGATCGGTTGTTGCACTATCAGGATAAAGACTATTTTCTAACACCCTAAAATTCCAGTCATCTTTAATTGGCTTACCCTCAAAAACCCCAACGTCATAAGGTACTGGGAATGTTCTTTTCTCTTCGTGTTTCCAAAAATTCGCAAACTGCCTGGCAATATCTGATGCGCTGTGGGGATCGGGGCTAAAAAAGGCAATTTGACAGCGATAAGCCACGGGAACCGATCGCATTTGCACTACTCGCTTTAATGGGTCTTGAGGTAGTACCACGTTTACCCAATACGGTAAGCCGCCTACCTGGTCATATTCAGGCGGCGTTTCAATCGGACTAATGGCCGTCATAAGCACTGGCAAGTAAACAGACGAACCGGACTCATTTTTATAACCAGCGTTTTTTGCGTTATCATTCTCTTGTATTGCTTTTAGCATGCCCTCTACGTCATCAACCATTGATGTTTTAGCCACAACAATAGCTGCTTCCAACCTGCGTCGTTTCCAGTCATAAACGCCCTGAGTGGTTGGCATGCACCATTGTCTAAAGTCTCTTAGTTTCATGGCCCAAGCTATCTGTAAGCATTCAAGCGGTGATAGCAGTCGTTTTGTCTTGCTCATTGCTCAATCCTTAATTAAAGGCCACGGAATCTATCAACGATGCTGATGCGCTCTTCTTGTCTATCTGACTTGCCAGCCGCTTTATCTAGCTCGCTTATGCGTAAATCTGCGTCTGACGTATTGCCAATATGAAAGCTATCCCATTGAGCCTTAATTTCATCAAACGGCTTAGATGGGCAAATTAGGCTGTCAAAAAGCTCTAATTCTCGCTGCTTCTTGCGCTCTAATACTTTTTGACGGCGCATTTCTGCATTGATCAAAGCGTCCTGGGCCGCTAGTGCTTCACGCTGATAATGGCTTACCAGTGACTCTGAATGTAGGGCCGTTTGCATTGAATCGTATTGAGCAACGATGATACGCTCTAAGGCCTCTTTTAAGACAATCTGATCCTGCGGTAAATCAATGAGACTATCAAAGCATGCCTCACCTTCCGTATAAGCACCGTTTAAAATACTGTCAAAGATGCCATCGCCTTTGTTTGTCGCGTAATTAGGTGTACGAACATAATCAAAGCCGTGGAAGCCAGTAACCTCATAATATCCGTCTGGCTTGCGTCTGCGGTTAATAGCACTGCTAAACCCGCCAGCTTTATTCGCGTATAAGCGTGCTGCAAATTGGCCGTCGTCTGTATCTAAGAACTCATGCTGGGTAACAACGTTGCCGTCATCGTCAGCTTCAAGCCTGATCGTGCGTAAGGCTGGCTGGATTTTAATAATACGGCCCGTCTTTTCATCCACCCATTGGTCTGGTGGGTACATGCCAAAACGTGCTCGTATCTCATGGCCATTAAAGCCAAACAAATCACCACTGCTAACAAGCTCTTGAACCTCTGGTGAGTTAATCTTGTTAACCATTGAGCGAATATCTAAATCTGAACGGTCCTGGCCGTTGTATTTGCGGCCACGATCCGCCAGGTTGTATGTAATAACTTTCGTTTTCTTAGCCATGAAAAAACCCCTTAAACAAGGCATAAATATTAATAATATGGCCTTAGTTTAAGGGGTTAAGCTGTTTTGCCTTTGGGGTGTTCCTTTGGAGTCTTAGTCCCAAGCTCTACTCATACCAATACCGCCTGTAATTGCATGTGCCAAATCTCTATCAGACACGTTTTGGCCTATGCTCTCATTATTTGACTGAACAATGATGGGCTTGTCTAGACCGCCACCTGCCAGCGGCAATTTAAACGAAGGCATTTCAGGGATGTTAAGCACATTTTTTAGTATTGACGCGCCCAAATCGAGGCCTATTGACTGGCTGGCTGGTAGGTAGGCTGGCGTGTTACCTGCAACAAAGTTATTGGCCAAGCCACCAACATTAACACCTAATACACTGTTAGTTGTTTTGGTTTTTTGTTGAACCGACTGAACCGCTGTATTGTTATAGATACCCTCTGCAATTTTCGCACGCTCTCTCTTTTCAGCCTCAACTGCACCTGGTCGCTCGTAGTGCTCTGACATAATAGCCCCGGATTGGCCTGCTGTTTTGGCTTGTTTTAGCTTATTACCAGCCGCCTTCTCTTTACCCTTCGTTAGCTCATACTGAATAAAAGCTAACTGCTCTTCGAACGACGCTTGCTGTACTGACTTACCCATAGTGTTACGGAAGTCTGCAAGCCTGCTATCTCGCCATTGAGCTAATCCGTGGGCCCTATAAACACCGTTTTTATCTTTATCCCCTTGGGCTCTAGGGTCGAACCTACTTTCTTTTTGGATGTTAGCTACAATACCAGCGGCTTGCTGCTTAGTCCAACCTTGAGACATGAAGTATTGCATAGCCTGATCACGTCTAGTCTTTTCATTTTGTGAAGTTAGTCTGCTTGAGCTAACATCAGTACTGCTACCTGTTGGCAGTGTCCCATCTGGTATCATACGTGCAATAGTGGGCTTAATCTTGCCTGACTTAATTTCTTCGTAGTAGTCTTTGTTAGGCGCTGCGGTATTGCCGTATTTTTCGCCTTGCTTGTAGTCTGAAACCCACCCTTCTTTTGTATATACCGCAACGTGACCGTAATTATGCTTAGACTTACTGTTTGAAGGCATGCTCATAACATCGCCAACTTGAGGGGTATAACCCTCACTGTATGCCACCTCTTGAAACTTGCCTTTGTTAAGGTTGATTAGGTTTTTCGCCGCATCAACCCCGTTACCCGATGCCTGTAAACCTTGAGCACGAAAAGCATCATTCACGTACTTAGCACAAGCGCCAAGCGATACATATGCCGCATTTTTAATCGCATAATCACTGGCATTTGCTGCCGCTTGAGTTGGTGCTCCAATGCCACTATCGCCACTGAAAAAGCTACTAACGCCATCACCCATTCTTGATAGCCACGACTTCATGCCGCCGGCCGCTTCACTTAGTTTAGAAAGGACCGGTGCTAATCCTGTCTCCCACTTAGTTTGCATTTTTTGAGGTAAGTTGTAAGCCTTAATACTATCGGTCCATGACTTAATATGTGGTGAAGCGGTACGGCCTAAAACCTCGCCGCCCTCGCTACCTATCCAGCCACCCACGGCCGCCCCAATAGCGGTACCCACCACTGGGACTGGTATTAGTACTGAGCCGATTGCACCACCGGCCATAGCCCCAGCGCCTCCACCAGCTATGCTACCAATACCCGCTGTTCTTTCTTCATTGTCGAGCTCGTCCCATCGACTTGCCAGGCTGCCTGC